AGTATGACAATACAATAATTGTATCTATGCAATATTTATGTTACAATGGATTACGTAACGATAAGGAGCAATCATGATGAACGTAGCAGATATTGCAAAGGCGCTGAACCGACCGTACATGTCAATTTGGCGGCTACACAAAGCTGGTAAAATCGCCATCATTAATGGCGAACCAAAAATAAACTATGATCGGCGTGGGCGCAAAGCAAAGCGTCGCGAAACCTACGCGATCATAGCTGAGCAGATTGGTGTCAGCGAGCAAACGGCGATTAACTATGATCGCCGTGGAAAACTGGTTGACACCGGCGATGGATGGATTGTCATATAATATACACATATTACCTATTGCATCTATACACAATTCATGATATACTTGCAGTAGGTTTTATTGATTAGAGGAACCACCACCATGAGCGCAACCGCCAAAGCCGCAACCTATAGCACAATCCTCCACGATCACCCCGTCACACTTTCACCCCTGCCAGCGGCGATCACGCTGGATCAGTTGATCGCCATCAAAGGCGACGAACGCGGTATTACCTACCGGCAGTTGGCCGCACACCAAAAACGGGCGCTCGCGGTGGAACTGGCAATGCGACAGGGCGCAACGAGTGACGTAGCGCAGGCTTACTTGGATCGACGATTTGGAGGCAAGTAGTGAGCAATGTACCCATCCGCATCCTGGTTGCAATGCATGACGCACAGCAACCAGGACATGAGAGCGATGAAGATCGGTTGATTCGTAGGATTGTTGAGTTTTTGGAAGCAATGAAAGAGGAAACGACATGCGAGCGTATCACGGCGAACCAGATTTGAAAGCCAAGTTCATCGAATTGATCGAATGGCATCGCACTAGTGACAAGTTGATACAAGGCCACGGGTATTGGTTGGGCGGGCGCGGTTGCGCGGTTGGATGTAGCATCCGAAGCCTGAACCAAATCCAAGGCACAAAACACAATCCAGCCGATCACGGCGCGTATGAATCGTTGATCGGCGTGCCGCGCATATTGGCGTCCCTCGAAGATTCCATCTTCGAGGGACTTCCGCCACAAGAAGCGCAGATGTGGCCGACCCGGTTTGCTGATGCGATTCAAGAAGGTGCCGATCTGTCGCTGGTTTGGCCGAAGTTTGCTGTATGGCTGCTTGTTGATAGCGAACATGGCGTTATCCGTTTTGCGAAAAACGACACACAGCGAGCCGTCATTCGACATGTTGCCGATCTGTATCAACAAACGGTTGACGGCGAGACAATAACAATCAGCGATTGGCAGAGTGTCCGATCTGCTGCTGATGCTGCTTATGCTGCTTATGCTGCTGCTGATGCTGATGCTGCTGCTTATGCTGCTGCTGCTGCTTATGCTGATGCTGCTACTGCTACTGCTTATGCTGCTGATGCTACTGCTTATGCTGCTGATGCTGCTCGTCAGCAAGCCCGAATCGCACAGGCTGACAAATTGATTGAGTTGCTGAAATCGGCATAAGAAAAGCGCCGCTGAGGAATAGCGGCGCAAGAGAAAGGGAAACGACAGATGCATTCTACCACAGAGTACGCCATCGCGTACAACCATCACGATCACATGTTTGATGTGTTCTATTGCGGTACGCGCATCGATTCGATGTTGCCATCGTACACGGACGGCGAACACAGTATTCAACTCCACCAAGCGATTGAGGCTGCACAGGAAGCATGTTGTACTGAGTCGCCGATGCATCGCGCATTTCGTTGTGTGTATGAGCGCTACCCACACGCCACTATCGGATCGTGGCGCGATTACATTCACAACCTTGCACCGATTACAACCCAGCATGCCATCATCGCCATCGCCGGCTATGGCTATAGTGTGCATACGGTAAGCAATGGTTATTTGTCGAGTTGGATTGAAACCGTGTTTGCTCATGAACACAGCCTACCACATGAGGCCGCAGAATGAAACGACGATACGGGGACGTTAGCACTACGCTCCTTGATGCAGCGCTCGTAGCCGCCACATGCGCCTATGCCGCATGGCTGGATGAGCACAAGGGGTTAGAACCTGATCATACGTGGGCAGAAGTGGTGTTCGGTGTGGTGTTATGTCTAGCGCAAGCAGAAGCGCAACACCAAGTCGGTATGGGGTATCGGCGGGCGGTCTGGCGTTCGTTTGTCCTTGGTGGTACGCCGATCATTATTGGCGAACTCACACAGTGGGTACAACGGATCGCAGATCGTGAAGCATACGAAGTAATGCGGCGGACACGGGTACAGTATCGCGATTTACAGCAGTGAGAGGATGAGCGATGCGAAAGCGACGGCTCCCTGTACAGAGCGCGCTACATCTTGACATCGCCGAAATACATCTTAAAGAAGCGCTTGAACTCGTGGCAGCAGCGCGGAAGAATGCCAAGATTAATCCCGATCTATTAATCACGATCTTAGCCGATACCCGCGCCGAAATATTGGATGCCTTACGGAAACTCGATAAGGCGCGATGGAATGAGGAAGAGTGACTCGCCTGAGCGGCGTAACCGCTCACCAGTGCCGCCGGATGTCGGCGGCGAAACAAACACAGAGGAGCATCTACCATGAGCAGCTTTAGTGAACAGGTAACCGATCTGGCCGTGATTGACAACATGCCAACCGTGGCGTTTGAGCCGCCGCGTATGTGGTGGCACAACGGGATCAAGCAAGCCAAAACCGCAGGCAGTTTCTACACCCGCGCATCGGAGTTTCCGAACGGCCTACCCGAACCATGGGCCAGCGATGATCGCTTTGAAGGCGAGCAGGGCTACAGCACAAGCACACTGAAGATCGCCGCACTCGCCAAACGAACCCAAGCATTCATTAAGCCCGCCGAACAAGGGCAGCCGGTCGAATGGTTGACCAAGTGGAAGCAAGGGGCATCGGTGTACACCGAGGTGCTGTGCCTCGTTGAGGGCTACGACGGACCGGTCGTCTGGGCAAGTAAAGGGTTAACGGGCAAGGGTGTCAGTGATATTCTGCGCAGTTATGAGAATGGGCTGCTGAAGGAAGCAAGCCGCGTTGCCAAGCGTGCGCTTCCCCTCTGGGCATTCTGGCTGCCCATCAGCAGCAAGCGCCTTGCTGATGGCAAGATTGCTTATGAGGACACCGGCTACGGTAGCTGGGTCACACCACCTGCATTAGTGCTACCTGAACAGGCCATGGATGCGCTGTATGTTGGCAACGACGTAGTAGCACAGGCTGCCGCTATCTGGAACGAACACAGCGCATGGAGCAAGTTTCAGCGTTTACCGGAGAACACGGTTGAAGGCGAGATTGTCGAACCGAAACAACTGCCAGCGCCATCAGGGCGTAACGTTCCGCAATTGGTCGAAGAGGGCGATACGTATTAGGTGATCACGCGGCGCGTAGTCTGACTACGCGCCGCCTTTGGATTCGCTATGTTTTCTGAGTTTCAACAACATCTCCATCGTGGCGGATCGTTTGCCTACTACCACCTGTTGCCACAAAAGCGCAGTGTGTGGTATGCAGTGGGTGACGACCCAGAGCTTAACCCAGCTAATGCAAAAGCTAATTTGTACTTTGGCGTGCATCCATCGCGCATTATCCCGCCGTGCAATGCAAGCGGCGAGATCAGGCTGGCAGAGTATGTACGCTCCCAACTACGAACAATTGCAGCGATCAATTGCTTGTTCGCTGAATACGATACAAAAGACTATGGCAACATCGGCGATATTGAGCGCCACATTGAAGCACTGCCAGTGCCAGAACCAAGCGTTATGGTGTTGAGTGGCGGTGGTGTGCATGCCTATTGGCTGCTCAAAGAAACGTACACCACCGACAACGAAGATCGCCTGAAAGCCGCACAATTCCTGCAATCGCGCTGGGTTGACCTCGTAGGCGGCGATAAGGGCGCAAACGATTTGACCCGTATTTTGCGCGTACCAGGGTCGCGCAATTACAAGTACGACCCGCCGCGCTGGGTGCAGTGGCATAGCGCCAACCTTGACAAGCAATTCGATCTCACGCTGCTTGGCTCATGCCTTCCGCCAATTACCACACCAACACCAAAGATAGCACAGGCGAAGGATGGCAGTATTGCCGCTTTTAACGATGCCAACAACATCGGAACCGTGTTGGAGCGGTTCGGCTATACCTGGCAGGGACGGCGCAAGATGCTGAGTCCATGGAGTAGTACCGGCCAAGCGGGCGTAACGATTGACATGGATACCAACCGCGCATTCGTCCATCACGGCAGCGACCCGCTGAATGATGGCTACTGGAAACGACCGTTCGATGTGATCTGCATTCTTGACTATCACGGCGATTTCAGGCGCGCCCTGGCCGCTGTTCGTGAGGCGTTGGTATGAGCGTAGCAGATGAACTCAGTAAAATGGGCGTGCCCGTACAGCCCGAAATCCTGCAAAGCCAGATTTGGATCGAATCGCTCAAAGCGCTTGGATACCATTTTCGGCTCAATCTGAGTGATGACAGTATTGAGATTAACCAATACGGAACCAAATTGAGTGATGTTGAAATGGCAGAAATCAGAACCAAGATGCGTGACCGTGGAGTGAAGCGCGATCTTAAAGCGGTTGAAGACGCTTATATGACTGAAGCAAAACGAAACGCATACCACCCGGTCAAAGATTGGTTGAATAACCTGGCTGGTAAGTGGGATGGGCAAGATCGGTTGCTGGAGTTAGCCCGCAAGATCAAGAGCGACAGCGGGGCAGTAACGTATAAAGACGGACGCACCACGCCGATTCACGCGGTTTACATTGGCCGGTGGATGATTGGTACAGTTGCAAAAGCACTTGATGGTGTACAAAACCCTGCATTAACGTTCGATGGCAATCAAGGCATTGGCAAAAGTTTGCTCGCTCGCTGGTTATGCCCAGATTTGCAATGGTTTTTTGAGGGGCCGATCAATCCACAGGATAAGGATTGCGAAATACGACTAATGACAAAGTTGGTCTGGGAAGTGAGCGAGCTTGATGCTACAACTCGCAGGGCAGATGTAAGCGCGCTCAAGAGCTTTCTCACCAAAGGGCAAGTGACCGTTCGCAAAGCATACGGACGAACCGATATTACCAAGCCCGCCATGTGCTCATTTATCGGCACAGTAAACAACACAAGCAGCGGGTTTTTGGTTGACGAAACTGGTAGCCGTCGCTTTCTGATTGTGCGACTGACGGCGATTGATTGGAGCTACCAGCATATTGACAAAGAACAGCTTTGGGCACAGGTCTACCACCTATATCGCGAAGACGGGCAAACGCCAGATTTAACACCCGAAGAAAAACAAGCCCAACAAAAAATTAACAAGACATACAACCAAGATAGTCCAATTGATGACTATATACGCATGTACTTTACGCTCACTGGACTAGAAAGCGACACACTCAGCATGGGCGACATCCTAACGCACCTTGCAGAAAAAGGGCATCGACTGCACGGCAGTGAACGACTTCAGGGCATGGAGGTTGCACGTAGCTTGGCATTACTTGGATGCATCAAGATTCATACTCGCTACGGCAATCAGTGGGCTGGTATTGCAATCAAGCATTAGCGTGAATACCTCCGAGGTATTCACGGGGTATTCACAGGTATTCATTTGGCTTCCTAATGCGCTGGTGAATACCGTGAATACCTCCGATATAACAATCATCTTAGATCATCTTATATAAGAGACACAGGGAGTGCACCGTTTTCAATAAAGTTTTCCAGTAGGTATTCACGTATTCACGGTATTCACACTCCGCATCAGGACGCGCTAAAACACGTGAACACCTAGGTATTCACAAAATGAGGTATTCACAGAGGAGCAACGATATGCAACCGCCGTTAACCACACTCGAAGAACACGAACTTGACGCATTCTGGGCGCGCCCAGCGCGCAAGCAAACACCGATTAACCCAGCCCATACACCCGGGGCCGTGGCAATAACAACAACGTGTCGAGTCTGCGGCAAACGCAGCCAGCAAGCTATTCATGAACCCGGGCTACTCTGCAACGTCTGCCGCCACGATCTTGATGGTGCAGAAAACAAACTCAACAAACAGCTTGCCGATCTTAATGTCGCTGAGGCCACCGCTAGTGAAACGTGGATACAACGACAAGCAGATTTGCCCGATGAACTTGCGGAGCGCTGGTATCGGCTCAGTCAAGACAAGCAGCGGATTGATGCACAACTGCAACGCGCCGAAACCGAGAAGAAATTTGAAAACGCCGGAACCCTCACCGACATTGTGCGGCGTGTTGCAGACTTACAAGCAGAGCGAGATACGATTTATGCACGGATTGAACGAACCCGCGCCAAAGGCGGCGAACTAGCAACACTGATTGAGCAAGAACAAAACTGGCAACGCACACGGACAGACTTTCAGCAAAAACGCATTGCTATTCAGCAGGGCCTACAAGAAGTTACCGCCGCCCGCGATGGCAATGCACCATTCTAACGAGGAGCCGCTATGAACGACCACAACGAACACATGGTTATCTATCTGATTGGCATCGCCGTTATTTTAGTGGCGTTGATCTTGGTAGGAACGGGGGTACTGGGGTGAAATACCAGATCATCTTGCTTGATCCGCCGTGGCATTACAACAACCGTGCCAACCATAAAACACGGTTCCGTGGCGGGGTGCATGGTCACTATCCAACGATGACGATGCAGCAGATCGCCGCGTTGCCGGTTCCGCAACTGGCTGCCAACGATTGCGCCGTGTTGCTGTGGTGTACGTTTCCATACCTTGATGTACAGATCAAACTATTCCAGCATTGGGGTTTCAAGTTTCGCACACAACTGTTGACATGGATTAAGCTCAATCCGGTTGGTTACGATATTCCACATGATGATCCGAACTATAGCGCCAGTAAAGAGTACGTGCGCTATAGCGGCGATGGTTTGTACCATAGCGTCTTTTTCGGCGTTGGTCACTACGCAAAAAGCAATGCCGAAGTGTTGCTCCTAGGTATGCGTGGCAAGGTTAAGGTACAAAGCGATTGCGTATCGAGCGTTGTACTCGCACCACGCCGCAGGCATAGTCAGAAGCCAGAGGAAAGCTACACGCGCATCGAAACATTGTTCGGCGATGTGCCACGGATCGAACTGTTTGCTCGCCAGCGCCGCGTCGGATGGGATACGCACGGCAACGATCTTGATGGTCGCGATATCTACGAAAGCCTAGAGGTGCAGGTATGAATAAAGCATTTAAAACACACTTGCGTGAGCAAACAAAGCACCACATCGTGGCCAGCAAGAAAAAGAAGCGAGACATACCACCGACAGTAGAAGCGGAGGAAGCGGCGATCAGTGCGCAGATCGACAAAGTAACGGCAGTATTTAGCGCAACGCATATTGAGCTTAGCAGTGCAACCATCCCTCTTGGCTCCATCGCCGCATTTAATATACAGATGGATGCCATTAATCGCCATAGTGTAATCACGTTACCATCCTCCAACCCAACGCATTGGCATGACTCAATCCAAGTACAGTACACCGAGGGTAAGCGACTGCTGCGGTGGGGGGGGGAATTGGGTCACTACCCATGCATTCCTGAAGGAGAACTATTACAGCGTTGAACATCAGCGCATCTTGTACCGCTATGCAATGACGATCCCACCGTACCAGCTCCATGATCGCGTGGTGTCGATTGGTCTGACACTTTGTGATGAATATGGCGAGCCGGTTGCACAATGTGCGCCGTTTCCGGTAACAAACATACACACTATCAGGATGGTAGAGCTATGACAAATTGTACGAGTTGTGGCGTGGCAATAACGCCAATTGAAACATACGGTGAGCACGATTGTCCTATGTGCTGGACATGTGAGCTTGCATGGCAAAACGATCCATGGCACTTGGAGATTTTTATCCACGAAACAACGTCAGATGGTGTTGTTCATATTAAAAAAGGCCGCGACTACAATCTGTTTTTTGATATAGAGGAAGAAGCGCCATGAGACGCGCCGCACGCATTGACACGAACCACAACGACATCGCCGCTGTGCGTCCCTACGCCGTGCGGTGTGCCGTCGATATGTTACCAGTAAAGGAAATAAGCAATGAGAGTTAATCGTGGTGATATTGGTATGTGCGCACTGTGCGGTACTGAAATTTTACGCCATTCAAAAGCACACATTTACTGTACCACTTGTTCAGCAGAACGAGATAAGCAGCGTAAAGCTAAATGGCAGAAGAACAACCCTGAGCCATCACATAAATCTGTCGCTCGCCAAAACACGCGGACATCAAAAGCACTGGAATATGGAATTCAGGTTAACGAAAGAATGAAATCGAATGGGAACTGGTCGGCGTCTGACGAGGTTAACCTTCTTTGGATGGTTCGAGTTAGTGTTCCATTTTCATATGCACTTTCAAAAAACCATATCTATTCAATGACAAGTAAAGGCCATATTGCAATGCGAGGCGACTCGCGGACTGCGCGCGACGAACTCACCATATTGCTTCGATCTGCCATTATACGCGGCGGACATACTCCAGTAACCGGAAAGGTTTGGATTGATTTGCTTGTGCAAAAATCAGATCATCGCGGTGACGCTGTGAATGTTATTGATTTGGTGTGCGACGCGGCTAAGGATGCGCTCGGAGTGGATGATCGTTGGTTTGCTATTCGGAGACTTGATTGGGAGATCGTCAAGTCTGATCCTCGATTGTTTGTTGGTGTCGGACAATCACATCACGAACCCCGCCTCGTTTGTTCGTATTGCGGACAGATCAAACCAGAAACTGCATTTAACAATCATCGCTCTACACCATCGGGAAAGTCAAAAGTGTGCCGATCTTGTTTGGCAAGAAGAGAAGAAGAATGATTATCGAGTGGCATGTGTATGTTGTGTTTGGCAAGGTCGCGCACTGCGAGGCGTTGCTGGAGGAGGTAAGCCGATGACTCGTCTACAACCAACGTGCGCCCGCTGCATCATCGGCGTGCCACGTAATCGACGCTATAAACTCTGCGATGCGTGCAAAGCGAACGGATATTACTGGTGTGTCCTTGGCCAGCACGTCACCCGCACCAAGCGCCGCCAGCGCAATCAATGCAGAGTATGCAAAAACCAGTACCAACGCCAGTGGCGCGAACGATCCGCTATTGCGCCGCCGGATGGATATGTATCGCTGAGTGTGGCGGCACGCGCTACGCACTATACCGCCGAAGCGCTCCGACAACGTGTGTGCCGCGGTGTGCTACCGGCATGGAGACATCCGGTAAAACGTGGATGGTTTGTCAGGATTGAGGAGATACAGTAATGACCCACCGCCGCCATGGCTATACCACCATCCACCCCATCGCGCCGTACAGCATCAGCGAATTAGCGCGGCGGTTACATCTGAGCAGGCCAGCCGTGTATCTGGCGCTCAAGCAAAGACGGATTGCGGTGACAGGCGGAATGATTACATATACACCGGCCACTGTTGGCAGGCCGGGGAAGGAAAGGGAACGAGGATGACACAAGGAGTAATAATGATGCGGTTGGTACTCGGATCAATGATGCTTATCACTGGCATTATTTCACTCTTCGATCCGGCGTTCCATCCTCATCCGGTTAGTGTGGTATGCACAGCGGCTTTGTTGCTGTTGTCATGTTTGGATGGCAAGCAATGACTAAGAAGCCACTCCGCCGCGTCTGTGTGCTCTGTGGGTTGCGACGGATCAAGAACTGCAACGGCTGTTATTGGTCGGCAAGGTGTTGCCGAGAGGATAAGAAGAAAGAGGGGAAGCGATGAAAACACACGATGAACTGAATCGGCTGATAGCTGAGCGGGTGCTCCAAGAGCCACTACAGCCACCATGTGGGTATTACCACAATACTGATGACGCGACATTCGAGGATGGTATATGGTATGGCTGGTGCTATACGTGTGGTAAATCAATCGACGAGGTTGCACCAGAACCACGTCGCTACTGCACCGACCCAGCCGCATGGGGTGCGTTGTTGGTGTGGTTAAAGGAACAAGGCAAACGAGTGAGTATAGAAGGAAACATCTTAAAAGACGACTGGTTTGCAACCGTTGGTACACATGGCAAAACCGATATGCTCCCCGGCGCAGCGTTGGTACTGGCCACGCTCGCCGCGTATGGCGTGGAGGTAGAGTGATGGAATTTGACACCATACACCAAGCTGCACAGTACGGGCGATTATTGATCGCGCTAAGGGCTATTGATTACACTGACAATCAGCCAGTTGTTGACTATAAGCGGCGATGGTTTCAGGTAATGGATGCCATGCTCCATGCGCGCCAATGCGGAATAGAATCAGGCATTCGCATTGATCCAGATCAACCAGAATGGCCGGTTGTGTTTATTGAGCTACCCACCGGCCAGGTATCTTGGCATATCGCACAGCATGGCCGTGAATGGGATGGGCATACTACTGAAGAAAAGTACAGCCGTATTCGCAAACTGTTACAGCAAGAAGGTGAACGAGATAAGGAGATAGATTAATGCACTGGACACCCTGCCAATCGCCCGCTGATCTCCGCATTCGCCGCGCCTACCTCACGGGCGAGCATGGATCGGTGGCATACATCGCACGGCTATCGAGCGGCGCATGGCATTGGAGTGTGCTGCGCTATAGCGGGGCGTGGGGGATTGAGCCAACCAAAGCAATGGCCATGGAAGCCGCTGAACGGGCGTGGGAGCAGCAAAGCGAGTGGGTGAAAGGGATGAGGTAATGTACTGGACTTACTACCAAGACATGGCGGATTATCACGACCAAGAGGGTGAGATGATTGGGCGCATTCATCGCCAGCCAGACGGCTCATGGAGTTGGTGGGTGTGGATATGGTGGTTGTGGTACGGCAGTCACCAAGGCGAACAACCAACACAGGCGGAAGCCCGACAGGCGCTGGAATTGGCATGGAAAGAAATGAATTGATCTACACCGTCGCTGAACTTGCCGCACGTTGGCGCGTATCTGATGCTACAATCATCAGGATGTGTCAGCGTGGCGAGTTGGCGGCGTTTCGCGTCGGGAAGTGTTGGCGCATTCCAAGCGTTGCCATTGCCGCACATGAGGAGGGAGCGACATGGCAAAGAAGCCAAAACCCCGCCGCGCACGAGGAAGCGGCTACGTTACCTACAATAAAAAGCGAGGCACCTATAAAGCGGTCTACGCTGGAAAAAGCAAGAGCTTTAGTACAGCAAGCGACGCTGAGTCATGGCGAGCCGAGCAACACCGCATCGCCAGCGCCCCGCCGCCGCGCTTTGCCGATCAAACCCTAAGTATTGCACTCGCTGAACTCCTCGAAGCCAAAGCGTATACCAGAGACGGTACCCAAGAGCAGTATGAACACCGCGCCAAAGTAGCGCTCCGCACGATTGGTAATATCCCCATTACCAGCATCACCAGCGCAACCATTGCCGCCATGGATCAAACCAACCGCAAAACGTTGGCCGCCGAAACGTGCGAGCATGTGTTGACGTTGCTCTACACGATGTTTGATCGCCTGATTGCGCTTGACGTGCTCACCAAGAATCCCGTCGCCGTGTATCGTAAGCTCATCCCCAGCCGCGCACGCGGTGGCAGGGCTGCCCGCGAGCCCGTGGTACTCACGCCTGCCCAAGTACGCACTTTGTTGCGTGCCATTGACGGCGAATACCTCGCGCCGTTCTTGACCTGGCTGTGCGTGTTGCCGCTGCGCGTCTCGGAATTACGCGGACTGACGCGTGACAACGTGCATGTCACCAAGCGCATGATTACGATCAGCGAGCAACGCACGCACCGCGATCCGCACCAGCCAGCCCCGCCCAAGAGCAAGGAAAGCATGCGCGATCTGCCGATTACCCACGATCTTATTCGTTGTATGCCGAATCAGCGCTCGCATCTCAACCTGGTGTTTCCCAACACGGTTGGTAATCCCGTCTATGATGAGTCATTGCGCGATTGTTTGCGACGGGCCCATCTTGTTGCCGATCTGCCAGTATTCCGCATCCACGATTTGCGGCATACGGCAGCAAGCAATATTGTGAATCTCGGCTGTCCGAAGGAGTATATCCGTGCGTTGCTTGGCCATGCGCCGCGTGATGTGACGGATCGTTATGTGACGGTAGACATGGAGGTGCTCAGGCCGTATGTTGAGGCGTGGAGCGCGGTGGTATTTGGGAGTGGTGCGAATGTTATCAAGATGCAGGCTTGACAGGTATGATATACTATGTATGTCGATATGACTATCAAGGTGGTATATGCCTAAACCAGAATTAACAGAAGCTAAGGTGCATCAATTGTTTCTTTCGGCGATTACCAACGCTGGCAGTCAACGGAAGTTTGCAAAGATTCACGGGTTAACGGTTTCGTACATTAACGACATGGCGAACAAGCGCAGGCAGTTGTCGGATCGGATTTTGCAATCGTTTGGCGTTGTGCGCGAGGTAACGGTGACGTATCGATTTGTCGATACGTTACAACCCGACTCCGACGAATAGGGAGACTTAAATGCAATTAGAAGTTGAGGCAGCAGCACAATGGTGGACTGATCGACTGCGTAAGGCACCGGGATTTCAAAATGCTGGTGTGCGTACGCGAGACGAAATTGAATTATCACTTGCACGCACGATAATACAGAACGAATCATATACGCCACTAAGCGATCAATCCCTCCAAGTGTTCCACGAAACACTGGCGCAGGTTATTACGCAACATATTGGATCGAATTGGTATCCCGACGATCCACTGCGCGGCGGCATGTTGTACGGTCGGATACTTTCAGTTGATTATGGTGTGTCACCTGAAAGTATTCTTGGTATTGCATTGTCTGTGGCTAATATCAATAATAATCGATTGCCAACAAAGACAGTTATGTGGATCGATCCAGGTTGTGTATCGGTGCGACAAGGATACGGTGCTGGATTGGTGATAATTTTTAGCAATACCAAGTGTACCAGCACCGATAACAGCAACAAGGTGCCGGATAGTGCGTCCTAGTGCGCAGCCATCACATTGTGCACAAATGTAGCGGCTCGTGCAGCGCTACGCCAGTATGCGGCATACGGTACCTGCACTAGCTTCAAATAAACGATTTCGCGACAGTGTAGCAGCACCGTAACAGCAACGAGGAGGAAACGATATGGAGCTAGACAATCTTAAACCAGGTGACCATGTGTATTTAATTTACGCCGAACGGATCGCTACAATTGATCGCATCACGCGGCATGGCCGATTTATTATAGGCAACGAAACGTATAACCCCGATGGTTGGCTGTGTGGGTCGATGTTGGACAGGATTGTTCCGGCAACTGATCGACACCGTGAAGAGATTGAAAAGCGCCAGATTGCAGCGTACCTTGACAACATGAATTGGCGACAGGTGCATATTGGTCAGTTACGGCAGATTCAAGGTTTTCTTCATGGTGTGGCAATAAACGAGAAAGAATCGACATGAAACCACGTACCATCCTGATCACCCTAGTCGTTGCCCTCATCCTGATCGTGCTGGCCGTAAGTACCGCACACGCCAAGACCCCACGCGCAACCGTGGAGATCACCGCGGTCACGGCGATGGATGAGGGTTTGTACCGCGTCTCGTTGGCAGACGGCGTAGAGCTGCTGGTGTTGCCAACCAGTGTTCGTCGAACACAGCCGCCGGTGGCAGGAATAGCACAACTCAGTCCGCGCACGTTGTGGCAGGGGCGGGCATCGTGGAAGGTTAAGGTGATACGATGAACACTGAACGCCAACTCAAACAATGGCTATCGCTGAATCAACAAGTAACTAACATTCGCCAACACAGCAAACCAGTTGATAAGCGCTCCTATGCACGACGGAAACATGTAATAAATTGCGCGATTCACCAAGAGAAACGCCTCTGGCGTAATCTGCGCGCGGTGTACAGCGTTGCCGAGTTAGATGCGCTGTACACAGCAGCAACGGGGAGGAAGGTGATGCGATGAAGGAACCAGACTACGGCGAACAATCCTATGAAATGTACAAAGCTGTATTTCAAGATAAGCCAACGCGGGAACAGTATGCATTGACATTGCTTGATGCCATCGAAACATTAGACGCGCACGGCGAATTGTTGACACTCACCAAGTTGCTTGATAGCTGGCATAGCGCCACGCCAGGTGATAGAACACAACCGACATTAGCGGCGATGTTAATCGCCAAAGCAGAGAAAGTGAGAAAGTAAATGGGAACACGGGCAGATTTTTATATTGGACGCGGCGAAAGTGCGGAATGGCTAGGATCGATTGCATGGGATGGCTATCCTAGCGGGATTGACAATACTATCAAACAAGCAACCACTGAAGACGAGTATCGCCACGCGGTATCGGCGTTTTTAGCATCTCGCGATGATGCGACCCTGCCGGAGCGTGGCTGGCCATGGCCGTGGGATGACAGCAACACAACAGATTATAGTTATGCATTTGACGACATGGTGTATGGTACGTGTTTTGGTTATGGTTGGTGGCCCGTCAACGAAAAGCCAGATGATCGACCTCAAGAACAGAAGGTAATATTTCCGGACATGGCAGATCGAAAAAAAGTTCGTTGGGATCAGGGATCAGGGCTAATATTACTACGTGGATAAAATAACACCGGGCGCGATCTGATCATCGCCCCGGCACGGCTCCGAGGAATAGTTCAGAGCGTGCCAATTGTAGCACGCGGAAGGAGATCATATGTTGTCACTAGGAACCGTCGTCACTACGCCAACCGGCGCGAGTGGCGAGATCATCGACGCGTTCACCAACTGGCGAGATCGCGGTGCGTGTGTCGAGGTGTGGATGGCAGAGATCAGGACAAGTGTCATCTGGCGTGCAGAGGATGTGACGGTAGCAGAGGAGGAAAGCGGCGAATGACTCACCACAAACTCCTCAGTATCATCGCCGTGCCATTACTGGCCGCCCCAAGTGCGTATGGCGTGTATATGTATCTTGAGCCTGAGAGCGGTATCGCAGCAGCGGTGAGCGCGGCTATCGGCTTCGAGCTTGCTTATATCGGCGTGAACGTGCTGGCACTCCACACGCCAGAGCAACGCCAGTATGCGCAGCGCGTGGCGCTGGCAGCAGTAGCAACAGCGGTCATCTTCAACACACTGGCACACTATCAACTGAAAGTACCTGGTGCGTTCACTGGCGCATCACTGTCATGGCTTGCGTTATCACTCTCACTTTTGACAGCGCTTCCACTGGCAGGACTGGCGTATGCGCTATCAGTGCTGTTGCATCGACTATCAGAGCATGAGAGCAGTATGACACAACGCCAGCGCGATGACAGCACCGCACTATCAACCATGCTGTCATCGCCGCCAGTGCAGAACACGGTCAATATCCTGGTTGAGAGTGATAGCAAGAGTAACCGCGTCAAGCAACTGGCAGCGCAGCACGGCGTGAGCGAGTCAACGATGTGGCGGCGCGTCAAGCGCCAGCCCGAACTACTGGAGGAGTAAACAATGAACGCAATACAAATGGTTCATTCGGTCGTTGTTGTTATATGCGATCAACTGACTGACGATGAGTTGATAGCTTTGAATCTGGTGGCACAACTCGAATCATCGCCTCACGGTCGGATATTTGATTTTAAAAAAGTAAGCGCTTTGTTCGACGGTAACCATAAAATGCATGACATTACAAGAGATGCATTGAACGAGTATTTTATCAAACGAATGAAGGTTTAATAAGCGGAGGAGTAACATGGGAATATTCGAGCAATGGGAAGCGGGCGATGTTACCGATATTGAAGCCGCACGCGTAATCTGGGGTGACCTCTCGGAGATCTCCGACCGGTTGAAATCAATCGAGGAAGCCAAAGAGGAAAAGCGCTATCAACTCGGTTGTATCGTGGCAAGAACGGGAACCTTGAAACTGGCAGGCTTAGGCAAGGCCAGTATCACCAGCCCAAGCGTCACCATTGGCTACGACAAGAAAAAGATCGAATCACTGATCACCGATTTAGCAAGCAGCCATCCTGATATTGCCGCGCAATTGTTGCAATGTCGCACCGAAAGCGTACGTAATGGCTCGCTACGTATTGAGAAAGAGAACTAGCCATGCAACCAAAATCAAAAATCGATTGCGTGATCGATGGTATTGCCATCATCCGAAAATACCAGCCTAACCCCGATATATCCGCCCAAAACGAAGTCATCTACTGCGGCAAGTACAACAGGGATGATATGGAGGAGGGAGATCGTAATCTCATGTATGTCTGGGGCTGGAGAGAAGAACGCGAAAGCTGGCGAATCTATGTATAGCATGCGGTACCGCGTCTGTTGGCGAGATGCGTCGGGCGAAGTAAAGCACGGTTTGCCGATGTCGAAAGATGCCGCCGTTGCTCACGCTGCGGCGTTAAATCGAAAATACCCGACTATTTTTCATTGGATTGAGGAGGTGTCAGATGGGCGTACAGAGTAGTGATCTTGTGAATGGTGTTCCGGTTTCGCCGTGGATGAAGCGGATTAAGGCGATCAAGCGCAACCAGATAGCATCAATCATCGCGTGGTTTGGGGCGGCCTACACCACGTACCTGTGTGTACTGGCGCTCGAACCAAAAACAGAATGGTTAACGGCACTCGGCATTGGCATGGTGTTTCAGTTTGTGTTCACGGTTGCGGAGCGCCCGTTTCTCCAGCGCAAGGCCAGTATTTTCACCTATCTCGTGTTGGCGGTTGACGCAATTATCAATGCAGGCGGTATCTACCCAGCGCTTGCGAACCTCTCCGATACGCCGCCTGTTGAGATGATTGCGTCGGTTGGCATTGATTCAACCGTATCAAGCGCCGCTCGACTGTTGATAGCACTGGTACTTGGTGTTATCATAGCCCTAGCACCGGAAGCGCTTTGGCGAATGGAGGAATGACATGAATTTAGGCGATATGATTACCCTGGCCCTGCTGGCTGGTGGAACCTATGCTCTAGTATGGCCGTGGCTGAAACGGCATGGGTTGATCATGCCGCCAATCTTCAGTAACCTCGCTACATGGATTGCGAATACGTGGAACCGACTACTCCCTCATCCACCTGAATATTATCGTCAAGTACGCGAGCCAGTTGCATCAAAAAACGAAGCCAATGAGTCGCCATTTTCCGCGCCTTTGGAAATGGAAACAAAGCCGTTTCCAGCGCTTTCCCAAGCCGTGGAAACGCTCGGAAACAGTAACTTTCATTTCCAGAGCCTAGAAGCTGCTAACGCGCATGCGGAAACACTATTAGTTGAGCGCCTTGCTGAACTGGTACTCGCTGATAAACTTGACAAGTCGATTGCTATCAAGGTCGGGTTACGAGCGCCAACTGGACGCGCCTATCAAACAGCCAAAGAACGACTCGAAGCTGCCATGCAAAAACAACAGTATCCGACATTGGTGGCGAGTCGGACAAAGGCCGCAACCCGCTAACTAACTCACCCCACCCACCACCCCGATCTATCACGGATCGGGGTTTTGCTATCCACCGTTGAGTAATATCGGCATCGCCAGCGTATACCGCGCTGGTACTGCCGTCTCCGCCAACACCTCGCCGCTCGTACTCAGCAGGACGATGCGCCGCCCCATGCGTGCGGTGTAACCCACATCGCCTGCTAGTGGCATGATAGCCTCGCCTGACGCTGCACACGGTGTATCACTCAGATACGTCCATGCTGCGCCGTCGACGGCGTACAGACATGCCGACTCTGGCGCGCTCCACGTGACATGGAGGCCGTCGGGCTGCCACTGCGTGGTGAGGGTGGGGGCAAGGATAGCCGCTGCAATCGCCGCATGCCCTGCATTATCGGGGTGCACCAGATCGTTCGTTGTGCTGGGCGGTATGCCCTGAAGATCGACAAATGGCGCAAGATCGCGCACGCTCTCGGCATAGCGGGCTACTTGCGCATCGCTGCCATGATTCCATTGTGGTGCATAGGCTGCGTAGCCAGCAGGGGACATACGCAATCCTGACACAAGCACGACCTGCGCGCCGCGTTGCTGCATCTGTGTCACGCCTTGTGCCACGGTCGCACGAAATTCGGTAATCGGTGTACCTGCACGCATGTCATTGTAGCCAACCAGCCAAATAACGGTATCACCCCTAGTGACCGCGGGGATCGGCTGCTCTGCAACCCGTGAGCCACTGATGGCAACGTTCGTCAGTGGCATGCCCAGATCGCGCGCGACGATGGCCGCCCAACTGCGATCCGGTGTTGACGCGCCGCGTCCCACCGTGATGCTATCGCCCATGACGACAAGGCGCGGCGTAGGCACGGCAGGAGGAAGAATCAGTAAAAACAAAAAACAGCAACAAAGTTTAAGCAACAAGGTAGTGTCCAAAGAATTGCAAGTCAATCGCCGCCCCAATTTCGCCACCTTGCACCAGTGCCGCCGCCACGGCGTCACCACTGCGCACGAGATTAATAACCGATGTGCCATCAAGAATGCTGCCGCTCAGATCGGTATATCCCGCTGCAACATTGATGTTACTCCATGCAATGAACGTCACACCGCCAGCAACAACTGATGCCGTCGCCACTGGCGTAAACGGCAATCCGTTAATCGTTACATTTCCCGTTGGCGCAACGGCGGTTGCGGTAATATTAACACGTCCCGAAATAAAAACACAATTGCCGATACGGGTATAGTGTGCGCCCGTTCCGGCATACGTAAACTCACCGGTGGTACCGCTTCCGACGAGGGTCAGTGTAAAGGTGCCTGTAGTTGCAATTTCTGAGCGCTCCACGTCACGTAAACGGCGCTCCAACTCTTCAATTTTCCGAACAAGTTCAATCATCGCTGCGTACCTGTGCGGTTATCGTTTCTTTGCCACCTTCAACCTTGACTGACACCACGTCAATTCGGGCATCCTGATTGATAAAATCCACTTGCGTGGTAATCCGATCTCCCCATGCCCAATGCATGCCGTAGCGCATCCCTGGCGTGTCCTGAATCGTCCCACTGACGGTACGCACAGGCCGCGAGGCGCGCAGTTTCGCATTAGCCAATGCGCCTAGCTGTGTGGTACTCCCCGGATCGTCGCTGGTGGTACTACCGTATGCAAATACCTCTATGTGTCCGAATGGCGATGCACCGCGGCGCGTGGTGTCGGTGGCAGTTGCGATACTACGATCCGCTCCTACCCCCTGGCCACCCGCAATTGCCACGGTCTTTTCATCAAGATACGATTCGTCAATATCGACATTTACCATGTTGCCAAAATCCGGCCCAATGATGACTGGATTAAGGCCACTCGGAAACCGGTGATCGACTCCGCGTTGGCCGATATACGTACGTAGTTCAAACGTGACACTATTCCAAATCACATCGAATGCCATGTACACGCCGCCGGTTGCGCTGGCTTCTGCGAGTTTCTTGCAGGTGTCAAGCACATTGTCACGTGCCGCTGATGCGGTAACGCTTATGCCTTGGCTGATGTTGCTTTGGATACTGAAAAGATTGCTGATATTGGCGGTGCCCGCCACGTCCCGCGATGCGTCTAGCGCCGTCATATTGTCACGTGCGAACTGCTTGATAAGGTCGTCAGTGGTGCCTGTTTTGGTGCTAAAACTTGACCCCGCATCATATGCAACAATACGGCGATTTAGGAGGTCATTCGGGCAGACTGCTTGTAGCTGAATGGTTCGTGCGCCTTGATCGCGAATCTGAATCACCCAGCGCCGCAATAACCAGCGCTTGTCGGCTTCGAGGTATTCCGCGCCGCCATCCACAGATCGCCACACCTCAATCTGACAATCACGGCGTAACAGCGTGGTATCAAACGATTCAGGAAGTGACACTGTGAGTGAGCCAATGGTATTGACGGCCAGTGTATACGACAAACTAAGAAACGGCAGCGCCGCAAGGCGGTTGCCAAACGGATCGTTGTAATAGATGGAGTAGGTGCTAGCCATTAGCGATCACCGCCGGGAGAGCGACCGTAAAACACTCATCAGATCGCCCACCTGTGTAGATGCGACCTCCTGCATGGATTGTTACACGATAGCATGCGCGCCCGTATTCATTAGTAAATACCAGCACCCCGCCGCGTTCGGTAATGTCGGTTTGTGTGATTGTTCCGCCTGTGAGTTCAACCGTAACATTTGCTGGATCGACAGTATACCCGCGTGGGTATTGCCAAATATAGACAAACGTTACCGAGTCGGCACGAACCGGCACAAGGAGCGCCAGCCAGAGCAGAAAAGCAATAAACCATTTATGACGTACCATCGTTGCTCCAGAAACGAGGCCGATAGGTAATATCGGTGCGTAAATTGGCGTTGTCTGCAAAAAAAGAAACGTAGTTTGTCCCCGGCTGTAATTGCCACCTCGCGAGATTCGATCCCGCAATAATTGCGCTAAGAATATTGCCGCGAAACGAGCTTGTTACCCCTGCACTACCGGGTGCAAGATTTACTATTGCCGATTCATTTGCCTGTAATACGAGATTGAAATACAATTCCGATTGTGTTGCGGTGTTAAGTAGTTGATAGATGCGAGTCGTGCCACTTGTCGGTGCCCGAAAGATAATTTTTGGCGCGACCGCTGCTCCGTTGGTAATTGTTAATGGAATAACCGAAGCAGATCGGGCGGTTCCAGTGAACGATCCTGCAATATATGCACCGCCATCTGGCGTGAAAGCTATCCCAAATACGCGCCCTGGTGGCGGAATGTCAATGTCACCCGGAACCCATGCAGCTCCCGTCCAGCGAGCAATCCCATCAGGAAATGGCAAAACGGTGCCACTACTAAAAAACTGGCCACCAGCCCAAATTTGTCCTGCTGGCGAGACAACTAGCGTGTCTACTGCGTCATTTGTACCCGATCCAATACCGAGCGCCATTCTGGTGAATCCAGAAAGATTGCTTTGTGCAACATTGGGTGCAGACCCGCTATTCACTGCTTCAAATTTGCCGCCGACGACAAAATTTTGCGACGGCAGTGCAGCAACCGTGTACATCCCTGCTAATGGAACACCAGAGATGATCCCCGGCACGCTTCCAAATGCGCCGTTTTTCCAAATACCAAGCCGTTGATTTGAGATTGTCGTACCACCTGCCGCTCCACCGTCGGTGGTAAAAACAAGCGTGTCGCCAACCATGGTGAGCGCATAACACGTATTGTTGACGGTTCCTCCACCAAGTGAACCCCATGCGGTTGGAGTGAAGAGTGCAAGATAGTTGTTGATGCCAGCACTCGCAGGCCCCGCGAATGTAAAATTCCCCGCAACAAACACCGTACCGCCATATGGATACAGATCGTAAACACCACGTATACCCGAAGACGCATCAACCGTTCCGTTTGCGCACGATCCCCATGTATTATTTGAAAATTGAGTTAATCCTTGGAATCTGCCATCAACCGAAATGAAAAAACCGCCCGCGTACAGGGTGCCCGATGCGTCGTACTTCACTACATTAACTACATTGGTAATACCGCTACTTGGGAACGTTCCAAAAGTGCCACCAGCATAGAAGCCAATATAAGCACTATTGGCGGTTCCTGCGATACTGCCAAAATTCCCGCCAAACACCAATGTTCCGGTTGGACTAATTGTGATTGATTGCACTCGCCGTGTTGTTGGGGCACCACTAGTAATGGTTGTTCCGTTTTGTCCTAATGTTCCCCATCGTCCATACGAATCGCGATAGGCAAATTCGTTGGTACTGCCAAGATTGGTGAATGCTGCTAAACTTGTCCCGCGCTCCGTGATCGTTTGCCAATACGGATCGGGCGCAATTAACCGTACTGCCGCTTGTTCGGCAAACCCGTTCCATCCGCCATAACTCAGGCCGCTATCGTAGACTGCATCAATCTGTACACTGCCACCCGCGCCGGTGTAGAGGATACGAAACGGTGATGGGTTGGGGGTGAGATCGGGTTTAATGACGTTGATCACTTGCTGTCGTAACGCATGCATATGTTGCCACGTCGTGCCATTAACTAACCCCGTGAGCACAAAGCTGCGCACATTGGCGCGAGTGCGTTGGTAGAAGCCGCCGTCTAAGTAGCCGTAGTCCTGTGTAACCACGTTCACATCCGGCATGCCCACGCCTTGCGCATCAAGGATGGTGAACCCCATGTCTGACAGATTGTAGACACTGCCACCCGTGCGCACGGACGCGCTACGAAGGCTGGTGCTGGCATGGGGTTGCCCATCCCAGGTGTAGCCCACACCTTGATCGCCGTCGATATAGGTGGTAACACTGCCTGCCTCATACTGCACCGCGTCGATATAAAATGCAGTAGTGACGGCGCTGTTGTTTTTGCGAATAGCCAAACGTCGCGTTGCGCCGGTTGATTCGGTGTAGCTGCCGTGGTAGCGATGCCACGATCCGCCGCCTGTGCCAACCAGTGTGCCGGTTTGGTAGCCATTGCCACTGCTGTCCCCGATGCCCGCGATGAAGGTACTGCCCACGGGAAACGAGCCGTAGAAGCTCCAGCTATACGCGGTGCCGTTGCCAGCGGCGAAGGTTGGTGCAAGCACCCCTGCTGTGCCGTTACTGGTTGGCGCAACGCTACCGCTCCACGCACCGAACGCCTGTACACCGCTGGTGGTGCCAAGCGTGCCCGCGAACAACGTCCCCCAGCCAGTGGTACCGGTTTCAAATGAGGGATTGGTGCTAAGGTTGCGGCGGTCGCCAACGGGCACGATCACACTGTAAAATCCTGGCATACGTTATGTTCCTGCAGTTGCTAAACTGCGCATCATGGCGAAATCAGCGCTTGGGCGGCTTGGGGTTGCGCTGTAGGTTGGCGAATAGTTGTAGTTGTTGGTAACGGTTTTGGCACCCGCGACCGCTGCGCCAGCGGTATTCTGGGCGGATTGTGCGACTAATGGCGCGCCTTGCTGTAATCCGACGGCCATGCCTTGCGCCATGGGTAAGCCAATTTGCGCAGCGAACACGGCGGACGGTGACGAAATACCAAGTGCCTTTTTTGCGGCATTTAGGGCGGCAGTGGCAGCATTGGTCACTGCGCTTACGAGCGCGCCGACACCACTTTGCACGCCGCGAATGAGGCCGTCAATGATGTTGCGCCCGATGTTGACAGCAGGCGCAATAGCAGTCATGAGCGCTGCCAGCGTATCGGCGACCGCTTGTGTCGTGATGGTTGCGAGTTTTGAGATATTCGATGCCCAGAGCGTGATAATGCCGTCCACGCTGGTGCCAAAGAAGGCGGCAATTGCATTCAGCGCGCCAAAGAGGAAGGTACGAATGCCATTCCAGATTGTTTCGTTCGATTGCGCTAGTGTCTTGAATGCCGTATCCCAATCACCAGTAATCGTGGCCAGTACAATGGCAAGGATGCCCTGAATAACCCCCATGACAATTTGGATCGTGCCTTGGATCATGGTAAATGCCGATTGCACGACTTGCATGACGGTCGCGCCGTGTTGTTGCCAGAGGCCAGTGATAATAGTGAGTGTATTTTGTATGATGCTCATCATTGCGGGCATCATCGATTGTATGAATGCGTATATCGTATTAAATGACGCAGTCGCAGTCGCAATCGCTTGGCTCAGTAGTGGAAATTGCGCCGATAGTTGTGCAATCGGGTCATCGGCGGACAGCGTGGCGCTCGCGAATTCAATTACCGCATTCACCCCCGCCGTAAACTGCTCAATCAATGGTGTCAACACAGGAAGGAGCTTCGATCCAATGGTAATCTGCAAGGCTTCAATTGAGCCTTGCAGGTTTTGGATGGCAAAATTAAAGCCCTGTTGTGTTGCGGTAGCCTGCCCCTGAATACCGTTAGCATTAGCCATGCTTGCAGCAAACGCATCATAACCCTCTGCGCCTGCACTGAGGAGCGCCATAGCCGCACCCTTGGCATCGTTTCCAAAGATTGTCGCTAGCGCCTCGTTGCGCTGCGCGTCGGTTAATCCGGTAAAGGCATTTTGTAGCAGCTCGGCGGCATTTCGCATACCAATAAACTGCCCGTTGGCATCATAGAATGCGCTACCCGTTTCTTCAGTGTACAACCCTAGTGCTTCCATCGCATCTTTGGCGTTTTGTGTTGAGGGAATCATGCGCACAAGGAAGTTGTTAAACGACGTACCCGCCGTAGCTGCGCTGGGGAATGCGCCAGAGATTGCGCCCATGGTGGTAACAAAATCTTCGTAGGACACCCCCGCCGCTTTCGCCGAGCCGCCAGCCATCAGCATCGCTTCGCCTAACTGCTCTACATCCACGGTTGACGCATTGGCGGCTTTCACCAAGAGTTCTTGTGACATGGCCATAAACGCGGTTTTTTCGGCAGCACTGGCGGTTTGATCGACAAACGTTGCAAGTTGCTTGGCAGTGAGGTTCGCAGCAGATTCTAGCCCCATCGCAGCCGCCGCCGCGAATTGGAGTGTATCGCGCAACCCACCCGCCGCAACCACCGCCGGATCGATACCACCCTTGACCATGGCGGTGGCGGCATCCTGGACTTCTTGCGTTGATACCGGCAGTTCTTTGCCAAGATCGATGAACAAGTTCTTGAATGTCTCTAGCTCTTCGCCTGCGGTGCCACTGGCGGCGGCGAACGTGTTCATCCCCGCTTCAAACGATCCCGCCGCGCCAATACTGTCTTTGACAAAGCCTGCAATGGCGGTACCTGCGACCATCAGAGATTGCGTGGCAATTGCGCCCACTTCGCGCAGTGCGCCAATCACCACTTGCCCGAACGAGGACACGCCCGATCCAGACGAACGCGCCGCGCTATCGAGATCGCGCAACCCCTTGGCAGTATCGTCAATCCCGCGTCCGCCGCTGGTGCTATTGATTTCAATCCGGATCGTTGCGGCCATTATTTCTCTTGTGCCTTGTGCAGTTCGTCTTTATAGACAAAGTAGCGTGCTGCCCAATATGCGCCGTCCTCGTGCTCCATGATCTCCCATGGCGGCACGCCCCATGCCTCAGCCATCTTCAGTGCCGCCATGTCGTATGGAATCGCGCCGCCATGCCGGATGGCTACTCGGTAGTCGGCGCGCTCTCGTTTGGGACGGCTGCGGCTTGTTTCATGTACTCACCCATTTCCTGCCACTGCCACAACTCAATTTCTTCCGCTTCTTCGGGCGTGATTTTGAGCGCGGCAGCGATAACCGGAATGAGATCATCCCATTCGTTTGTTTTCTGGGCTTTGTCAAGCATCTTTAAAACTTTGAGCTTAACGCGCCCTTGGGTGATGGATGCCTGTTTGGTTCGACCGTCGTCAAACTCAATCGTGAAGGTGTACGTTTTGCGGCCTTCAATGACTGCTGTTCCCGCTTGTTCGCTCATTAGTTAATCATCTCCTGTTGCCCGCGTCGTACCACCAAAACGGTGCCACGCCCCGCTGCGGGCACGCTTTCGTTATATTTACTAAACCAATTGGCGGTTACAATACTGTTACCTTCCTGATCGTCTAGCGCGTCAAACTTGGTGTACTTGATGGGCAAGTCGATCTGAAGGAGGTTCTGCGTAAAGCCGGTGCCGAGTGGAATGGTGCCACCCACCCAGCTCATGCGGGCAAGCATTGCCTGTTGATCGCGCCAGGCTTGTTTTTGTCCAGCGGTGCCGCCTGCGGATTGCGATCCGGTCGCTTGGTGCTCAAACGTGAATTGGCCGTCGATCTCGTAGCCAGTAAACACGGCAGTGTGGAAGTAGATCGATCCGCTGTCGATACTGAACTTCGGCTCGAACATCTCTTTGATGTTAACTTCAAAACCAAGAATATTGCCCGATGGGACGCGGGTTGCACCATACGTTGCACCGCTGACTGCCGGATCAAGATAGATTGATCCCCGCCCCGCCACGATGGTTTCGACCGGCGTAACAATGGTGCCGATATTACTGAACGATCCACTAGCATTGGTACGTTCGACACTACGGAATATCCACTGGCTTTCGACTTTGATCGCTTCCCCGCCTGCACCGCTGAGCTTAATCTCATTCACCAGGCCATACGAGCCGACTTCCGCTTCACCGCCTAATCCTTGCGCGGGTTCGCCTGCCTCAACCGTGAATGACTGTTGTGGCCAGACAGTAGACGCTGGCAAGGGAAAATAAAACGATACTGCCGATCCTGACGCGCCGTGGGCGCTGCCGCCCGCGCTGCCAAAGCCAGCGGCAGCAAAGATAACAGGTAACTGCTCAAAGGTAGCTTCGGTTTCACCGAGGGTAATCGCGCCCATCAGTTTGGCAATGTAGCTACGGTCAGTACCACCGAAAACACCGACTAACTCTTCAACATTCGTTACTTCACGTCGATCGTCGAACATCTTCGCCATGCCGCGCCAGATAAAACGCGGGGCAACTTGTGTGCCGGGGGTAGCTTCGAGGCGGAGTCGCACACTACGCAACTCCTTACGGCCTTGGGACATGGTGCAACTCCTTGCGAATCAAAAAGGGCGGTGCTCGTGATGAGCACCGCCCTAAACGGGTAGCGTGAATTGTCAGTATTCCATTGTGATGCTGGCAAGTTCCCGCTACCAGTAATCTACGAGTAGTATAGCACACCTATGCAAGTGCTACCAGAGTTCGCGAATGGGTAGCGTAATCCGAAACCCACTATACGGCGTCGCACCCACCGCCAGATCGGTCACAATCCCGCTATCGCTTGGCTTGCGTTCGCCCCATTCCACGGTAACTTGATTTTGTGTCGCGGTTGGGTTCGCAAGCGCCGTGGGGTAGCCGTTTTGATCAAGGCTAAACCATTTGTCGATAAACGCATCAAGGAGTGTTACTGCCAGCGTGGATCGGCCTGGCATAGTGTTCTGCCCAAGCGCCTCGACAAATACGAGGATCGTGTACGTACGATCCGTGCGTTTCTTGCTGCCAAAGTGTTCGCGACTCCAATCGCCCGCTTCTGGCCATGTGAGCGCCATGGGGAGGCGCACACTATCGGCGGTCTGCGGGTATTTGCTGAACTCTGGGGCATACCTTAGTCCAGAAATTGAACGGTTTACATTCTGAATTAAGTCAATCGTTGTGCTGAGTGTCATTTAGTTTCCTCCACCACCAGAGCCGTCCGTTTGTCATCACGTCGGGCAGGTGTCGTTGTACGGCGGCCTGTACCCCTGGTGCATAATAGTCATCGCCGCATACAATGCCGCCATCCACCAGACGCGGCAAGAACGTTATGAGTTGATCGCTGACGCTCTGTTCATCGTGGGCGGCATCAAGGTGGATAAACGCGAGCGGATCGGTGTTGCGTTCTGCCCAGACCCGCCAGTCGCAGCGCTTTGGTTCGATATAGAGCAGTCCGAACGATTCGATATTGCGCAAGAACTGCCGAAACACGTCACGCTGCTGCGCAGCCTCAATGGTAGGATGATCAGGCGATTCGTCGCTGTTGCCTTGCCACGTATCCACCGCGTACAACGTGCGTTCACCAAGGCCATGTGCAATGGCAATCGTTGACACACCCTCCCAGCTTCCAATCTCAACACATGCGCCCGTTGGCGGCGCATAGCTGGCAATCTTGGCAAGGATGGTACTGTGTGCGGCGTTCGTCCATCCTTCGTGAAATGTCGGTGCATAGTCGCTATAGAAATGCCGCACCCATGTCATCGGCTGCTCATAGACGGCATGCGGAAGATCGGTTGCCCAATCAATCGCAAAGTTCTGCCATGCGCGCCCGTATACATCCGATCCGTTCGCAATGCGTTCGGCAATCGTTGCCTCATCGCGGTGTTCAGGGTGATTGAGTTCCTGGTGCAGAAATGATTCAATCTTGGTTTTGACATACTCTGGGCCACCAAAGTACGAAAAGTGCCAGCCCGCGTTATGGGCATGCATGATACGCGGAAACCCGCCGCGTTCCTGCCCCGCATAGCGCACCCCATCCGCCCCAAGTGCCTGTACATTGGCGTACTGCGTGGCTCGTGTACCAAACCACTGGGCATCGCGGGCAGTGTGGTTGAATGTGTAGTAATGCAAGCGTTGCACTGCTACGACGATAGCATCGGATGGTAACTGATAGAGTGCTTGCACGAACGCCCGGCGCGGGATTTCGTCGCAATCACTAATCAGAATCATGTCGTCGTGACTGAGGTGCAGGCTGGCTAACGCATCGGCGATGGCATTGCGCTGCGCAATTTCACGCCGCCATGTCCAGAGCAACCCATCGCCATCAGGAAGATCGGCATTCCAGATTACCAACTTATGCGCATACGGCTGGAAGCGATCAAAGTTGGCGCGCAAGTGGCTATCCTTCGGCGCGCCTGCATGCGTGCGATTGCCTTCTACGATAACAAACAGATCGACAATTGGATCAAGATCGGCCATGCGAAGTGCCAGTAGATCGCTTTCTTGGAAGTAGGTTACACAATCAATGATCACCTGCTACCTCCAGCGTATAGCTCTGACTTGCACTGTCGCCACTAAAATCGTAATCAGTACATGCAGCACCACTAGAAACCGCATGCGAATATCCGTCTGGCCAGTAATCTAAACGCACCCCAACCGGCATCGGCTTTTTGCAAAAAATGCAGCACGGATCGTATGCTCTCCATCCGCCTGTGTGTTTGCTGGCGTACTTCAACCAACGGCCATTATAACGATAGATTTGTTCAGCTAGCGGATCATCAGGGAGTTGATCGCTTTTTTTCATCCTGGCACCTCGATCACCGCCATGCCATTACACGGTCTGACAAATGTTACCACCCAGTCGCGTTCAGCGCAATAGCGCTCCGTCGCCACCCGTACACCGGGGAAGGTTTCGGTATCGTGAATGCAGATCGTACCACCTGGCTTTACCAGATGCCCCCAGATTGAGAGTTCAGCGGCGACATGATCTTCGGTATGGATCGTGTCAATCAAGAGCAGGTCGCACGGTAGCGCTTTCTTTAACACCTTAGTGGTTTGCATATCCGTACTACTGGCCTGTACGAACATCCAAAGCGGATGCCCCGCCGCAACCTGTGCCGATTGCGGATCAATATCCACACTCCACACCCGCCCGCCATGACGCTCTACACCTGCGAGGAGTGCCATGGTAGACACACCGGATCGGGTGCCAAGTTCGATAACGTTGCCCGCCGCCTTGGCAAACAATAGCGGCAAGTGATGCTGAATGTCGCTTTGTGTAGCACATTGCTGCATATAGCGGCGGTAGGTTTCCGTTTCGGGTTGCTTTGCGACGACACGCGCCACACTGCGAATAAACGTTTCGCGATTCTGCTCAAATGATGCGCCGTGATTACGCAGCGCCCCTGCGGTTTGCCCGCCTTTATGCTGCACTGGCCACGCCGTCTGTACCAGTTTAATCCCTGACTGCAACGCACGCAGACAAAGGTCGTTATCTTCCCAATAGGGATGAGGGTAGTTAACGCTGTCCCATGGGCCGTAAGGTTGAATGAGTTGATTGTTGCCTTGGATGCCTAGTTGTTCCCACGTTGCCCGCGTCGCCGCAAGGCACCAACCCTCCAAGTACGGCCAATGATCGCCAAACAGGAATTGCGCGGCAAGGGCAGGGCCATACAGCGCCCCATCCCGCACGTCATGTGCGACGGATTGTAGCCACTTCGGATCGCCTGCAATGTCGCTGTTCATAAAGATAACAATTTCACCCGTAGCCACGGCATAGCCTTGGTTATTGGCGGCAGCAAATCCGGCGTTGACATCGTTACGCAGATAGATACCGCTGCGCTCTTCAGTGAACGCTTTGAGCGCTGTAGCGTTCGTGTCGTCACTAGCGTTGTCAATCGTGACAATTTGGATGTCCTGCGGAATAGCGGCAGCGTAATCACGAAGTAAAGTATCGGCACCGTTTTTCCATGGGGTAATGATACTAATGGTTGTCATGCTTGCGCCTCCGTTCTCCGCCGTAATTCGTTTTCGAGCGCGTTTTGTTCGTCAACCCAACGAATGCACAACTCAGTAATAATGTCGTCCGGTAATCCATGTTCAATTGCAAGATTGCGATATTGTTTACACGCGAGCACACGAAACAACATGCCAGGCATAATAGAGGTAAGATCGTTTGTGATCATGTCAGTGTATTGTTGTTTTTGTTCGGCGTTCACTTCGTCACCTCCAGCACGCTACGCGGTTCTACAATGCGCAGCACGCCGCGCTGGTGCTCTCGTTCAAGTTTGTCGGTAATCGCCGCAAGCGTTGGCTTCCAGTGCGCTTCTTTGACGGCTTCGATCATGTAGGCGCTGGCACCGGCGAGCGCTTTGGCGCGGAGTGATTCGCGCTCACCCGCTACCCGCAAACGTTTCTCCATCGTATCGAAGGCAAACGCAATGGCATCAGGTTGCGGGAGAAACACATAGCTCATCTGTTTATCGTAGTAGTGGAATGCGTCGGCTTTGTCAATCGCGCATCCGGCAAACAGCAGTTCAGCGCTAGCCGTCCAATCGCCCACAATCACCGGCGTACCGCATGCTTGCGCTTCCAGTGTGGGAATACCAAACCCTTCGCCAATCGAAACGGTGTTCACCACATCCATGGCACTATAGAACGTGCGCATATATTCGATAGGCAATCCGCGATCATAGGCATCTTGATCGATGAAATGGACATACGGAGTAATGCCGAGCTGTGCGAGTTGGCCGGGGAGATTGATTGCACCCTCGCGGCCTTGCTCGCCCGCATGAGTGTGCAGGTACAGGCGCGCATGCGGGTTTACTCGAAGATAGCGCGCAAACGCTTCGATATTCTGTGGCCACGCTTTACGGCTGGGATCGCTGCCACGATTGACGGCCACCATGCCAATCGCGAATGTCTCTGGCGCAATGCCGAGCTTTTCGCGCGCATCGGGTACATGGTAGTAGTCATTAGGATTGATCGTGTGTGGCGTGTAGCCAGGGCTGAACCCGACATTGCGTAACTGCTCCCAGCCAAAGCGCGCATAGGCAATCTGATGATAGCTATGTTGACGAAGCATGGACACAATTGGCTCAGGGATCGGATCGTGATCCACGGGGATCATGGGCACCCAGCGCACAGGGATGCGCCACGATTGCGGCTGATACACCCATAAATCTTTCAGGGTGACGACAATATCGGGGTTGAATTGTTGCACGGCTGGCTTGATCGCGTCGTTCCCAAAGCCGTCCATGCCGCCGGGGAACACGGTAAAGCCGTTCCATTGTTGACTGGCACCATGCAGCCCGAACGCCGCCACGTAGGCCACGTCATGTCCCAGATCGCGCAAGATCGGGCCGATCATCGCCGCTTGCACTGCATATCCAGAGGTCGCCCATGGAGCATCGGAAACTAAAAGGATTCGCATCTACCCTCCCGCCCAGGTAATCCCGCGTCGTTGCGTACCACAGCAGCGCGGGTAGCTGCCTGTCCCCCGTCGGGTAAGTGGTACGCAGAAGAAACAAAAAAAGCGGCGGCAAACCCCGAAGGGCGTACCACCGCTCGATTGAGCAGCGCTCATTACGGATAGTATAGCATAGGATTGCAAGAGGGGAATACGAGGCTAGATCGCACCGCCAGAGCGTGAGCGATACGGCGCGAGCATGTAGCGCACATCATCCGGCATGCCGCGCCCCATGGGCTGCACGCCTGCTTCTTGGAAGCCGATCTGATCGTTCGGCGTAATATCTTTTTGGCGGAAAAGAAACGTCGCGTACCGCTCGGTTGCGCGTTGAATATCCGCTGGTGCAACCGTGCCATACCCCCATGTGCCACTGACGATCATATCCTGATCGGTATTCCAAGTATAGGTATAACTGCTCTTCAGTCGCATAATACGGTACGGTGGCCCTTCACGCGGCTCTAGCCACACACTACCCACGGGCACCACGCGCCCATCACCAAGCGTGAGCGCCGTTAGGGTGTGTAAATCTTCTTGCAACCAAAAGGCGTTCTCACGTACCCGATCTTGCTCGTACCGATTGACATAGACAGTCCCCGGTGTGCCAACGAAGTTGCGGCGCGTATAGCTCGTGATTGCCATTTCTGCATCGTCAATACAATCTTGCAGCACATTATCGGCATCCGTTTCGGTGCCAAGCCCCATATACGATTTTAATCGCGCCAGTGTAATATAGCGACTCATACTGCCCTCACATCCCATGCATCAAACACACAGCCATCATCAACATCTTCACGATAGAGTCCCCAACGTGTACCCGTGAGTGTCACACTGATTGGGTAGCTCATCACATTCACGCCGTTTAGAAACACGTGGCATAAATCTGCGCCGCCGTTTGGATCACCGGCAATCTCAAGCGCCAGTGTATAGGTGGTACTCACGGCGTAATACGCGCCGACGTTAATTTTATGGCAAATAGCCAAACTGCCTGCGCCTTCGAGGAGTTCTATTTCATCATTACTTGGTTGACTCGTATCCTTGAACAACCGCACCACAAGCGCCGTGTTGTCATCCGTGTAGCGTGCCACAACACCAGCACGAATCGTGTTGGTTGGGAATGACGACGGCGTAATGACGTTCACAGATGCGCGAGCGCTTGTGGTACTGAGTTGCTGAGTAACGAAGTTATTGCCAACGGCAGCACTGACGGTTGCTTGATTGCTTTGGATTGTCCATGTACCCGCGTGCTCTGTCCACGCCCCGCCCGCTTCAGCGGTATGTGCATTCAGGCGTGTGCCGTTGGTGTCGGTGAAGGTATCAGTAGCCAGTGTTGCGCCAAGTGTGCGCTGTGCGGGTAATGCGCCAGTAATCAGGCCAGTAAGCGAAAAGGTAAGCGGGTAGACATACAGGTTGTCCCAGCGTGCGCCGTTGCCGCTGGTGGTGGAAAACAACCCCACACCCCGCGCGGTTAAAAAATTATTACCACTATCAGTAACCCATGTTGTACCGAGTGCCGTGATAACCCCGGTGCTTAAGCGCTCTGAGAAAAAACGATAGCGATTGTCTTTGCGGCCAATATACCAACGAACAGTTTCACCGGCGGTAAAACTGAACGTCCCCGCACTCGCAATGGTGCTGTCAAAGCCACCTGCTTTCCATACCTGAATGGTAACAGTTGTAGCGCTGCCGTTATTCCAGATACGAATATAGTTGCTTGAATCTTGCACCGCAATCAGCACGCCAACACCGTTTGTTGCGGGCGTTGGCCATGTAATATCGCACACCATCCACCCGTCACCGTTGCTTGGCAGTGCATCGGGGTAGGTGACATTCATAAACCCGCTGCCGCTTGGGTTGTAGGCTTGGTTGCTGCTTATCCCCCATGTGCCGACATTTGACACCCACGGCGTACCAACACTACTGCCGCTATCGGCACGGGTGAAAGTGTCGCTTGTCACATACTGCGTGGCAAGGGCAGGGGCATCAATAATGCGCACGTCCTGCAATTGATTGCCGTTGGGATACGGGATTGTGGCCAGCGCTTGCATGCTTGGATAGAGTGGGGTGGTCGTTCCGGTATGCGACGGCCACACGATGCGCGCATTCGGGTACGCGGGCACTCCGATTGGATCGTTGCTATTGAAGAGGTTGCCCGCGTCATCTGCAATGGCGCTCATCCACACCAGTGCGCCAGTCGTGTACAGTGTGACACCAACGAGGTATTGTACAGGGCGAAAGGCGCGGCTATCGCTGATGACAATCTTCTGGCCAATGGCAGCAGCGGCCATGGTTGCGCCTTCGGTGACAAGCTGGTGCCCAACCGTGCGCGGATCGGTCGTGTTGGTCGCAATGTCCCAGCCGAACACGGCGGCCAGTGTCGATCCGCTGGTGTCTTCGGCAATGAACAGCCCCACCAGTGTGCGCCCGGCGACACGATCAAACCCAGCCCCGCCGGATTGTGTCCAGATGACTTTGCTATTGCCCCATGTCGGTGATGAGGATTGACCACCCCCGCGTAAGGCTTTTTGGTTCGCAAGGATTTTCCACAGCGAACCGGTGGCATCGCGTGCGCCTGCACCCGGCTCGGCGGCTGCGTCAACAACCGGATTGATCGCCGTACTGAACCAATCACGCAAGAGCGCATACGCGCTACTGAGGTGCGAGCGGCGAAAGAGGGTGAGCAGCGAATGCCCCACATCACACCGGCCTGGTAATTAAGACAAATGTCCCCGCCGCGCTTTGCACCGTGCCGCCCGTCGAAAGCCCGGTGCGTAATCGCAACCAGTGAATTGATGGCATGTCTGATGGCGACGGCAAATACAACATGGCCGTGCCATACAACGTGCCAATGTTGTATTCCGTGGTACCACTATAGAAATTGAGCCACGTTCCCCCGTTGTGAGGCGGCGTAGGATCGGACGTGACTTGAAATGATAAAGGAGCGGTGGTGAACGTACCTGGAATGGCGACCCCGATCAGGGCTTCTCCATTCAGATACGCTGATCCGCTAAATGAACCGCTTGCAGGAATAACAACCTGCTGTGCGCCCATGAGATTCTGGAAGTTTGGCATCGTTGTTACTCTTTCGTTGGAGCGGGGACAGCACCCGCTCCAATTCGCATTATCCACCAAAGGCGAAAATACCAATGGTTCCGCCGCCTGCTGCAGCTGCGGTGCCAAGGAGGCCACGCACAATCACCGATCCGCTTGCGAAGAGCGATGGATCGATTTGCGCGCCACTCACCGTGCCTGCGCCAATATTCGCGCCGTATGCAAATTGACCGGCAAACGCCACCGGAAACCCAATTCCCACGGTTGACACACCTGACGCAAGGCTGGTGGTTCCCCACCAGACTCGCGCCGCTGTCTGTACCCCGTTGATCGTGGTAAACGGGGTGCCGCCCTGCAAGAACCCGCTTGGAGTGTTATAAGACATGATCTACCTCCTAGCTGAGTGCAGTTCCGTAGGCAACCAGATTCAACGCACCGGATGTGGTTCCGGCAGTACGTGGCCAGGTACTCAGGATTTCAAGCGCCCCGCGCCATGTGCCACCCGATTCCACAGTACCAGCAGCGGCAATATACGGATAGTTGGTTCCCGATGCGGCGAATGTACCGAGCACATCGCTCTTGATGTCAATCACTGCACCTGCACCGTTGCCAGAGCCGACCGGCAGACTAGCGATCAAGCGTGGCGATGAACCGGCGGTGTTGGTTACGCCATATACGTTAATCGTGCCGTGGTTGGCAATGGTGCCAATAAACCGCACGGAATGGTATTCGTACTCACCTGCTGGTGCAACCCCGGCAGCGGTGCCGCCAAAGCTGGCACCAATAAATGTGCCAGATGCCAACAGGGTTGAGAGTGCATTTTCAAACAGATTGTGTGCCATGTTATGCGCTCACTTTCATAGCCGCGATCCCCCACGGGTTGATCACTTGGCCGCCGCCGCGCTTGCGGGCGACGAGGACAATATTATTGGTTTTTGCAGTAGTGCTATCGTCATAGCGCATAATGTCCATGCCGATGCGCTCCACAATCAAATACGCGCCCTTTGTGACGAACAGCACCGGGTAGACGTTCTGAGTATAAGTGGTACCACTTGCGGTTGTGGGCGATGCCAACACTTCGCTTTCGAGGATGTTGTATCCTTCGAGTTGACGGGGCTGTCCGGCTACTAGTTGATATTGTCGATCCCCCCAAAGATACGCGCCGCTACCGTCTTTGAGTGTTTTGGTAGTACGAACAGTGCCACGACTCATGACCCACGATCCGCCCGCGCTGCGATACTGTGATGCGATGGCATACGGCAGATTACGGAACGCATCGCCGGTGAGTGCGGTATTGTTGCCGCTGTTCTGCGATGTAATACTGCCATAGGCAAAGGTGTATGGGCCGCCCGTGGTTGCGTCTTTCAGGATGCCTTGTGGCCCGGCAACGCCGTTACCTACCAAGTATTGTTCATCATCAAACACCGCAAATGCGCTGGCAAATTGATTTTGCAGATAGTTCAGGATAGCAAGCGATCCTTGGCTATCTTCGATCAAATTCTTACTAACGGCCACATGGCCCATCATGACATGTACGGGGATGGTGACCTGTCCAAACGTGGCGTTGGTTTCGGCTTGGGTTGCGGTTGGGCTTTCGTCCACCTTGTACACGCGAACCGCGCCAGTGTAGCGGTCATCGCCGCCGGTGGCGACGGGCATGGTTACGCGATCCCGCGTGGTCGTCATGATCTCGGCAACTTGGCGGACAGCAGTCATGCCCTGCAAGCGAGTGACAAGGCGGTCGCGAAAGTCTTCTGGCACCAGATAGCCACCGAGGGTATCTTGGCTTTCAATTTGCGTGGCCTTCATTTCGCTAATACTCATGCCAAGCTGCAAGAATGATTCAACCTGAGATGGGCTGTACACCATAGCACGATGCAGTTGCGGATCGTACTGGCCGGTGCGGATATAGCGCACAAAGTCAGCACTCTTTGCCCATGCAAACTTGCGATGATCTTGACCGTACAATTCACTCATTACCTGATCCATTGCATCGCCGGTGTCGCCATACTGGCGCATATACCATGACTTGGTCGCAATGTCGGTTGCGGATTGCACGGGGGTTTCGTCCTGCTTCATATCGGGCAGGGGTGGTCGGTTGGCTTCCACTTGGATAGCAGTCATTGCATCAAGTTCTTTGAGTGCTTTGGCGGCTTCCATTTTTGCGCGAGCCTCATCCAGTTTATTATCAAGGATGAGCTGGCGCGCCTCATTCGTGAGGGCTTGAAACGTGCTCATGCGTACTCCAATTCTAAGAGGTCGAGTTCTATCATCAGCCGCTCACGCTCCATCTTCATGGCATCAGCCATCTCTATGGAGTCTGTCTCTGGGCTGTCTATATAAGCGGGCGGAAACTCCGCCGCGTAGATAGCTTTAAGGGCGCTCACGGGCAGTAAGCGTGGTTCTGCGGGGGTTGGGGTAAGGCTGGCGGCCATCAGTGGCCAGCGGGTTACTTCGTTCGTGTCACCGCGCCGGGTGCGCTTCACCAGATGCGGGGCGCTATCGCTACTCAGTTTCAAAGCGCCTTGTTTTACCATTTCGTTGATGGCGCTATAGTATTTGTGCGCTTTGTCGAGTTGCCCCTCTAACCAGATGCCCACATCATCACGCATAGCCTTTGTCCAGGTGCCAATAATCGGCACATCGGCGGTAGCTTCATCCTGTGCGTGGTGGTAGAGCATCGGGCGCTGCGTCCAAGCATCAAGCCAGAAATCAGTAGCTTTCGTGAAGTAATCACGCATTTGTGAGAGATCGGGGTTATCCGCATCACCAAAGCGCACGGCGTAGGCTCCGATCTTGCCTTCATCCAGCATCTTGACGGCATCGCCGATCACCACCCGTGGGGTGTCGTCATCATCTGCTTCGTAGCCGTCTTCGGCTCCGTCAAGCTCACTGATCTCCCACTCTACCCGCGCCCATTCGCTTTTGTCGGAAAGCTGTACGTCGCCGCTGTCAATCGTGTAGTTAATTTGGTAGGTTTCGCCGTCAATGTCCAGTACGGCGTACTCTGCGTAGACGGTAATATCGCAATCTTCTTGCGCGGCTTTTTCGTCGCCGATCACCTCACAAATGGCATCACACACCAGATCGCATTGCGTTTGCAGATCAAGCGCCTTGATTTCAATTGTCAGGGGTTCATTGGCATCTATCGGCTTATCGTCATTCATGGGCGCGCCTGCATCCCTGAGCGCTCCTAATGTGCCGACTGCAAAACTAACGGCGCGCTTGAGGTGTTGCTCATCACTGGCACTATGGCGACGGCTGTATTTGATTTCATCCATGTCGGCATCCTTTGTGGCGCGTGGGGTTACGGTTTGACCTTTATTGAGTCGGGCACGCTCTTGCTGGCTTTCTTTGATGAGCGCTCGTGATTCGGCAAGCAGCGCAGCACGCAGTGTCGGATTGCCACGCGCTGCTTGCAGTTCAGTGTCAATCTGGCGTTGCCGCGCTTGGCGCTGTGCGTGGTTTTGTTCGGCAATGGCGATAGATTGTTGCCGTCGTTCGGTACTGCTTAACTTTTTTTCAATCGCCGCTTTACGCTTTTCAAGTTTGGCAACTTGTGGGCTGGCGGGTGGCTTTGTTGGTTTTGTTGGCGTTCGGGCGCTTGGTTTGTCAGGCGCGCTTGGCGGCGCACCCTTTTCCAGTCCCGCCTCTGGGCTGCGCTTGCCCGTCTTAGGATCGACCTTCCAGAGTCCGCCAATACCGCCGGATGGCTTCTTGCCTGCCCCACCTCCACCACCAGAACCACGCCCGCCGCCCATATTGGCAAACATCGCCCGATCTTGGGCGGATTGCTTAATTTCGTCCATCTTGGTTTCCCTTGTGGTAATCTCAATCCCGTTGCGCAATTCGCGGGTACGGCGGGTCGTGCGTGGCTTGTTCGTTTCGGCTTCGCGTTCGGCGTCCTTGATCATCTTGTCAATGGCGCGCTGACGGGCTTGCGCTTCGCGTTCGAGGCGGGCACTCGCGTCTTGCAGGGCTGCCCGAAAGCCGCCCACGTTGCCCAACTCCAGCGCTGCCAGGGCGCGCCGTCCTTGATCAGTGGTATCGCCGTTGGCATCCAGTAAACCCAGATCGCGCATGCGCTCGTTCTCGGCTCCACCATTATCGCGACCTTGCTGTAAGGCGCTTACGTCATCCGGTTCCAGCCCAACACGGCGAGCGGTTTCGCTTGCGCGCTTGGCACGCTCCTCTAGCTTGGCTTGCTGCTTTTCGTCGGGTGTCGGTTTGTCTTTACCACTCCCACCCCCACCGCCGCCCTTGGGTTTTTCTTCCTCTGGCTTGGCTTCGGCGGGTGTCATCGCGTCCTTGGCACGGGCGGTAAGTTCCGCTACTCTGCCTGCATCGCCACCACTGGCCGCGTTGTAGGCTTGTCGTCCTGCGGTGTTCAGTACAATCGTGCCGTCTTTGAGCTTATCGGCCAGCCCTGCGGCAACCAATGCCTCACCTTGCGCCGCGTCGGGCTGCTGCCCCATTGCTAAGGTGTCCATGGCGGCGGCGTTCTCACCTAAGAGCTTGGCGCGGTTGGCTTGCGCTTCCTGACGGGCGACAGCTTCCTTTTCTTCCGCTGTTGGCTTGGCGCTCTTTGCGCGGCCTTTGCCTTTTTGTTTACCTTTGGCTTTGTACTTGCCCCAACGTGCCAGCGATGCGAGGCGGGCTACTTCAGAGCGCGTACGCTTGCCAGGGGTGCCGGTATTGGCGGGCGCACTGCCACCGGCAGTTTGCTTGGCGCGCTCCGCTTCGGCCATGTCGCCATCAGATTTTAGGAAGTGCATATGCATTGGCAAAACAAAAGGGCGGTGATCCAGTGGATCACCGCCCGTAATAGGGTAGCGTAGGTTGTCAGACGGGGCTATCCCCGTTGCGTGTATTCTAGCATATCTGTCAACTTAACGCGCCTGTGTCGTATCCTTCAGTGGCACGCAACTGATACCGCTCTGGTACGTCCAGCACACCACGCCGTAGTCCTGATCGATGTAGCGGCTTACGGTATCGGACGGCGGCACGCTACACCCCGCGAGAAGCAACAGAATCACTAGTAATAGTCTGATCATATACCCGCTCCCTTCGTCGTTCGTCGCGCCGTGGGTACGTTCGTTCGTAGCCGAGCGCATCTTCCACCGCTCCCAACATCTGGATTGCTCCGGCCCTCACTTGATGGCGGTACGGCTCATCAATCAATGACAGACTCAATAATATCATACGCAACTGCTCGCGCTGGGTTACAAGGATGGCAATCGTTAGTGGATTGGTGGATTCGCTCATAACCCCGCCTTCGTAATCGCTGCCTGTACCACTTCTTCGGCAATGTCGGCTGCTTTGCCACTGCTTTCTAACTGTTCGGCGACACTTTGATCGGTTGGCCAGTTGCCGCTATGGTAGGCTGCCTGCTGTTGCTTGCTCTGCACCAAGGCTGCATACGGCGTGCTGTTACTCACCAGCGCCCCATTCGCCATCGGGTTCACTGTCCAATTACGGATCAGTTGCCCCGTGCGCCGATACGGCACGCTGATCTGGCCACGTTTCAACGCGGCGAAGAAGAAGCGCCTACTCTGCGGGCTTTTGAATGGCTGCTTCTTGCGGCTGGCACTGGGCGCGGTGGCGAGCAAATTACGCGCTTCCTCACCCACCGCCACGCCAATCACTTGTGCAAGGTGTTGCGGGTTGACGGCTTCCAGGGCTGTCAGAGCTTCATCAAGGCCGGTTGTAGTGATGGTGATCATTGGTTATACCCTCGTTAGCGTTACCGCACATCTGCACCGTGGATGGGCTGGCGGTGGCTCGTCCCAGCCTTCGCCTTGTCGTGCGCCGTTGCGTGGTACGCAGATAGCACATGTGATTTCGTCTGCATTGGTGCGCCAGATCATTACCGTGTTGATACCATTGGCGCGTAGGTAGTTCTGGCTGGCAACCGTAGCTTGCGCACGCGCCCGTGTCAATTCCGTTGTGGCGATCATTTCGGCACGCGCCCGCCCGAACGCTGGGGCTAATCGTTCTGCTGCTTGTGCAAGTGTCAGCGGCGTGGTACGTACTTCGGTGATTACCTGCTGCACCATCTCACGGGTGGTATCGGTAAGCCCGCTAATCAGTTCTGGCGTGTACTGGTTTGCCCATGTCGTCGCGTCGGTACGTACTTGGGTTGCATCAAACGTGACATTCATCTCACCTGCAATCGCCAGCGCCCGCTGGGTGTAATGATCAACAATCGCCCGACGAAGTACGGTTTCCAGATCGGCTTCGAGGGCAGCAAGGTTGGGTGTGTTCCCTGCGGCAACGCTTGCTTCAATCGCGTCAGCGTGTCGCGCAAACACACGGCCAAGCTCAACCATCAACCGCATTTCGTCGGGCGTTAGATTCTCTTTTTTTTTAAACGCATCGCGCACCGCCTCAATCGTCGTCGCTTCGTCAAGGAGTATCTTGATCGCGGCGTACTCATCAGCGGGGATAGCGTCACTGACAAACGCCACGCTTGCCCGCTTGCCGCGCTTGAGGGCGTTGACGGCTTTGGCTTGCCAGCGTGCAAGATCGAGCGCCTTCGCTTCATCCGGTGCGTCCAGTGCGTCGGGATCGGGTGCCAGTTGATCCGCGTCGGTTGGGTTCGATCCATCCTCTGGCAGCGTGGCCGGTGGTAGACTACTCGGATCGGTAGGCGGCTCTTCTTCCATACCACCACCCTTGCCCACTTCGGCGATCAGCAGTTTGCCGCGTTCGTCACCAATCGGCTCCATCTTCCAATACTTCTTGCGGATTTCGTCAACCGTCAACGTGGCCTGGGCAGCACTTAGTTCTTGCAATTCTAACTGGCGATTGCGCGGGCGAATATCACTAAACTGGGCGCGGTACTGCTTGCCGTACCATACGGGGATGGTTTGTGCGTTCAAATCTTCTGCCAGCATGACCAGATGCGGCCACACCGCATTCTCAATCATGCGCGCAGCGGCCCCCTCCGCATTGGCACGGCTGGCCTTGTCGCTCCAGTAACCTTCCGGGAATCCGAATGCCCGATCAATCTCTTCCCGACTGAATCGCCGCCCCTCCAGGAATTCCATGTCCTTTTGGCTGCGATCAAACGGCTTCCAGTCCATGTCCCCCGCGCGCGCCACACCCACGCGGCGATTATTGGCACCGCCAAAGAACTCCATAATCTCCATACGCACCCGCGCTAAGTCGGGATCAAGCATATCCTTTGGTACGAGGATCAGCCCGGTCGGGGCGGCATTCTCTTTCGCGAAAAACTGTTTATTCCATCGTCGCATGGCTAAGTCGGCCTCAATTGCATCGAAGATCGCCGCTAACGGTGAGAGTCCATCGCGCAAATCGAACGGATGCACAAGGCGCGAATAGGTAACATACTTGTTTTCAATGCGAATCGGCTTGGTGGTTGGCGTTGGCCGAAACTCATAGCCGTCAATGAACTTGGTCGGATGAGGAATGGGCGTGAGCATCCAACTCGGCAGCGGCCAGCACTCCGCAATACCGTCACCACCTGGCACCCAAAACAGCGCCGCTTTGCCACTGAGTAGTAGATTGAATATCCAGAACTTCATCAGATACGAACGCCCCATGAACGGGTTGGGCGCTTCCCAGAGCACTTCAAGCGGGTGATTCACCACTTCCCGATCTTCTTCTTTGCCCGCGCTGCGCTCCATGACTTCGAGCATGCTGACACTGGCCTCATTCGCAACGGCGTTGATGTCGGCAAACACCCACGAGCTTGTCAGCGCTGTCTTGGCACGCTCCTGATCTTTAGCGTTCTGGTTGTTGCCGCCATTGCCGTACTGCTGCTGCCACTGCTCGTACCCAGGAAACACAATTGGGCCACTACTGTAGCTCTGTTGTGGTGGCGGGTACAGGCTGGCAGGGTTGGGCGCGGCCTTCCATGTGGCGCGTGTTTCTGCGAAGCCGTGCGATATGCGTTGTATCCACGAGGTTCCGTTCATAGTCCTGCCTTATACCCTTCCAAGAATGCCGCCCAGAGCCAGAGCACCATTGCGGCGGCCTTGCCTGCCAGATAGCCCACAGCGTACAGCATGGCGGCGATAACGTAGGCAACATACATCATCCAAATGCTCCTACGGCGCTGCTGGCGCGTCCCATGCCACTCCATGCCAGTGCTAAACTCATCACACAGTCGTCATGCATGCCGTCAGGTGCGCTGTAGCGGGTTAGCCCTGATGGCAATATCTGACTTTCGTAGGCTTCTAACTCACTAATCAATACCGCGTTATCAGGTATCGTGATCTGGCGTCGCTCGAATGCCAGTGATAACGCCTCAATAATGGCTGCCTTCGTGGCATTGGTTGTAGCAAATGGACGCACCCGCAACCCTTCTCGCGCTAACTGCTCAATAATTGGCTGCCCCATGCTGTTACTTTCGGCGATGATTGCGCCCTGCCCCCAGCGCTCCCAGAGCGCCCGCAAGCGATTGCGTTGTACGGTATAGTCAACAAGGTTGCTGCGATCAACAGCCACAACCCGCCCCGTTAGGGCATCAATCACGGTAAAGACGGTATAGTCCTGTGAGCGCCCCCAATCTGCGCCAATGATGTACTGTCCGTGTTCTGGCATACTGTATGGCTCGGTCGTCACACACGCCCGCACTCCGCGAAACACCCCGCCACCATCCTCGACAAACTCGGCTAAGATTTCTTGGCGAAACACCCGATCCGGCATGGTTTGCCACAGGTGTTCAACCTCGGCAAATGGAATATGCGGGTTTTCCAATGGATGAGCGCAGCGTTCAATGCCATCTATCGTTATCTTGACACCCAATGTTGGTGCCTGAAATGCAATACTATCGGGCGCATCGCCGTCGTTGGCACGTTTCCATTCCTGCCAGTACCAATTGCGTCCTTTGGGGCTGCCAATCGCCAGAAGCCAGCCGTTCGTATCCATCAGCATAGGTCGTAGCACTTCGCTCCAAGCGACTGCACTAATGTCGGCGGCTTCGTCTAACACAATGCCGTTAGCAGTTTTAGATCGCACATTATCCGGATCATCTAGCGAACGAAACAATACCGATCCACGCCCTAAGCTCATCGTCATGCGACTTTGGTTAAATGTCGCAATGCGTCGGGCGGCGCGCTGGTATTCCTCCCACGCGGTGAATACCTGATCGTACGTCGGCGCGCCCCATACTACGGTGCCACCCGCAAACACCGATTCAAACACCGGATGTAGCGCCATCGTGGTTTTACGCCAACGCCGCCCCGCTGCAAGCCACGTAAAGCGTTTGCGGTGGTTCAGGACGTGTTGCTGGCCGCGATGTGGCCATGGCAACTTAATCGTTGGCTTGTTCGCGCCAGTTGTTGACGAACTCGACGGCAATGCTACCCCGATGCTCATGATCTACCTTTTCACGATACTTTTCTGGTTTATGTGCTTTCAGTAACGTAACAAGAAGCGTGTCACTGTATCGCTTGACGTATGTGATAATTCCGTCTTTGTCTCGCTCTTTTCGCCCAATGATTGGCTCTTTCGTTCCTTCGACTGCCCGCCGCCATGCTTCGGCTTCAAGTGTTTCGATTGCTTGTTCAATTGCCTGATCCCACTTAGCGGCAAACTCAGAATCTTGCTCTCGCCAACCATATGGCGTGGTACGATCAATGGCGGCTGCTCGTGCTGCCATGGATATGTTGGCGGTTTGCGATAACACTTCCAAAAATCGCGCACGCGCATGTTCGGGTGTTGTTTTTGTTGATGCTCTTGGCATGTTAACTACCTTTGGTTTCATCCCCCCGGCATTTGCCGAACCATAAACTGGCCAACAAATGCCGCATTCAATGCGCCGGTTCCGTTATAGCCGTATGTCCATACCCCATACGTTCCTACAGGAATGGGGTTCAGATCGAAGTAGTAACTACCTGCCACTGCTCGCGTTAGTGAACCACTGGCATAATCGTAGCGCACAGTGCCAGGCACCACCGCGCCGAACTGTGCAGGCGGCACGATGTGCAGAAAAATGCTGGTAGGATCGGTCATTGCGCCTGCGACATTGACGAACGTGCCAATCAGGCGGATTGGATCGCCCGCGTCATAACTATTCATCGCTACTCCCTCCACCGCTTAGGGCGCTGTCCCCGATCCCGCCACTGGATAACCCACTCTCGCCACTGCCACCACCAGACAAGCTGCTGTCACCGATACCGCCCGCACTAAGGAGATAATCGCTGATGCCACCCTGCGACAAAGCCAGCGTGTAGCCGCCCGCCCGCCCGCGAGTGTCCACGGTCGGCGGGGCAGCAATACCATAGCCTTGTAACAGTAAGAGCATCCTAGTTCCCTAGTCGATCAGCGTACAACACGGGTACACCCTGATCGGGATACGTGCAAATAAACAATGTCTGCGTAGATCGGCAGGCAGGACACGACGCAGCCGTGTCAAGCGTAGAATAGGTCGGCTGCGTCGCATCAACGATGGCTCGGTAACGATACCCGCATTGCCCGCACGCAATCACAATCTCATTTTCTAACATGATTGCCCCCGCTTAATCAGTGTCGCCTGCACGTCGTTAATCACATTGATGTAATGGCGCATCATCATTTGGCGGTATTCCTCATTGCGCGTCGTAAGTTGCGCCTCAATTGCATAGCCAAAGGTAGTATCAAAGTCGCACGTTACCGCATAGTGATCGAGTTGGTTGGCATCGCGCCATGCTTTGTTCAGATATAAGAAACTCACATCGCTAATCGCCCGGCGGTGCGTTGGGTCTTGCCATGCGCGGGTACTGGCGTGCCACGGCGCAATAATCGTGATCTGCCCGCCGGGTGCGAGGATGCGATACACTTCATCAAAGAACGCAAAGAATGCTTCTTTGTTTCGCCCGTCGTGCGTAATAAACTGCATGGGAATATGCTCGATATAATGCGAGCAAAACGCCACTTCCACGCTTCCGGTTTCAATCGGCCATGGATAGACATTGAGATCATGCACGATGTCCACGCCGGGCACGTCTGCCCAGTCGATCCCGGTATAGCCGTCCTGCTTCCTTTGCCCACAGGCAATGTCGAGTTTCACCACGTCACCCCGCTATTCAAATCATAATGGCCAACTAACACCCGCGTATCACAGGCAAAGGTATGCCCCCACTTACCTGCGTCCTCGAAGAAATACAAATCCTGGGTAAACGCCCGCGCCCCCACGCCGGGGGTATACGATTGTTCCGTCTTAAACCACGGTGTGCGCAAGCGCTGATCCTTAAACATGTCCATCCGGAACAAGGTGAACCCCATACCCAGCCCGTTGCAGCGCTGCACGCTCTCTGGAATCGGCAGTTGCGGGCGGAAGTTGAGCGGTAGCTCGTTCGGGTTGCCGTAGATCATCGGCTGCCCACCCTCACCCTTCGTCCAGTACAACCCACCAACGGCGCTGTATTTGTTGCCGTCAACCTTGCCTTCGATAGCCTCAAACAACTTCAGCAACCCATCAGGCGGCGGGGTGTTATCTTCCTCAAGCGTCAAAATGTACTTCCAGGTGGAAAGCTCCGCACTGGCGAGAATCTGACTAATCGCGGTACTATACGCTTCGCCTACTTCCATCCCTTCCACGATCACCCGCGTAAACTTTTGGTTCATCGGTGACATTAACCCAAACCAGCTATTCAGCACATGCGCGCACACCGTGCCGCGTGTCGGGATGATGCACACGGTGGATAAGTCCTGATACGTGCGGCTCTTGATGAGCCGTGAGCGGCTTACGTCTAAGCGCTCGTTATGCCGTCCTACTGCTGACACAAACCCGCTCCTTTTAGATAATCCCGTAGATATTACTCGCGTTACTGGCGATCAATCGCACATCCGGCATGAGTGCTGCCCATGCCGAACCGGTATACGCCATCTCGCTTTGTGCAATCGATCCGGGCATTGCCGTGGTAAACGTTGCACTATACAGCCCGTGGAATGGATAGTATTTGACGTAGCTACTGGCGGTACTGCTCGCCGCGAACGCAAACCCGCTACGTTCGACGCTGTTGCCCATACGGGCCGCCATTATGCCATGAGATGCCGTAGCAATACTGTCGTTTGATGAGCGAAACCACAGCAAGCCCCAATAGCTATTGTTACTCAAGGTAAGGGAGGTATTGAACAAACTGCTATGAAGCGTCAGCCAGCGCATGCCGTTATACAAGCTGCTGATAGAGTTGTTCGCCGCGCCGGTTCCCCATGACGTGCTACCACTTACCACCAGCGTAAGTTGGGTGCGGTTGGTAAGCTGGTAAATACCGAACGAAATGGTACTACTGTGTGACGCGGTGGATGCCGTGCTGTTGCTATGGCTGAATGACATGTTCAGCAGCACCGTGCCAACCGTCATGTTTCCAGGAAAAATATCATCGGGCGGCGTAAGTGGGAATACCCATGCGCGGTTGAATGACATGCTGGCATGCGTTGCTGCGCCCGTGCCGGTATTCCATGCCCATGGGATATTGGCATACGCGCTAATCGTCGGGGCCACGGCTTGCGCTGCTCCGCTGACGGTAATGGTTGCCCCACCGGCGGCGGTGGATTGCGAGAGGGTAATGTTATTGCCGCCAGCAAAGATTACTTGGTTTGATACCGTGCCCGTGTTGCCGGATGTGTTGCCGCCCGTAGACACCCCTGCACTAAATGCCGCCCCGCCGCCGCCGCCACTAATGGTGATGGTCATCGATCCGCCATTGGTTGATCCACTGAGCGTGATTGCGTTGCCGCCAGCCAGTACCAGTTGATTGCCTGCCAGTCCCGTGTTACCGCTCGTATTGCCAATGTTTGACAAGCCCGCGCTATACGCACCTGCACCTGGTGTGGGAACTGACAACCACACCGTATGCACGCCGCCTGCGCCCGTCGATCCCGATACCGTGATATTATTCGTGCCCGCAATCACCCATGTGCCGTACTGTGTGGCGGTATTACCTGCGGTGTTGCCCGTGTTCGATCCGGCAGCCATTGCCGCAATCCCCGCGTGCTGGTGGCCTTCCAGCGCAAAGCGCCCCGCGTTCGCGCCAATGGCGTTGGCATTCGATACTTGGCTAATCGTCGTAGCCGTGCTCCAACTATTGATCAGACTGAGTGTCCCCGACGCGCCATTGATCGATTGACTGCCGATCATGCCATCACTGGCTACAATCACATAGCGCACTTGTGCGCCGCTGGCGACACCGGATGTCCCGCTGGTATTGCCAAGGTTGGACGCGCCAATGCTTTGTGATTCGGCGGATTGCGCCGATGCGCTAATACTAATCGTTTGCCCGTTCGTGGTGACGGTAAGGTTGACCCCGGTATACAGCACCGTCCCGCTGGTGTAGGTGTTGCCAGCGGCAGCGGGAACCACAATGTTTTGCGTCTGGGCGGATTGATTGAACGCACTCACGGTGATGGACATCGATCCAGCATTCGTCGATCCGCTTAGAGTGATGTTATTGCCACCGATCAACGCTAGCCGTCCGGTGACAAATGCGGTATCACCAGCGGTATTGCCATTGGTGGACATCCCGCCACTGAATTGTGCGGGGACGGTTGGCACCGTATAGGATGCGGTGACGGTCTGGCCGTTCAGGCCAAACGATACGCCGTTGCTATTCGAGAAGATCACCGTACCGCTCGTCGCTGTTGCCCCGCCTGCTGCGATACCACCAACAAACGTCTGCGCTGATTGATTAAACGCGCTAATCGTGACGGCGTTCCCGGCCTGACTCAGTGTGATATTATTGCCGCCCGCCAGCGTCAGCGTGCCGCTACTGATCTGCGCCATGGCACCAGCGGTATTCCCAGAGAGGGTCACATTGTGCAGGTTTTGCGTTTGTACGGTTTGGTTCGCGCCGCTTACACTTACGGTAATGCTGCCGCCGTTAGTTGAGCCGCTAAGGGTAATGTTATTGCCACCAGCCAGTACCATGCGCGCCGTAACCAACCCCGTATCGCCAGCGGTGTTGCCGTTGGTGGATATGCCGCCCGTAAACTGAGCGGGCACCGTGGGCACGGTGTAACTGCCCGTCATCGTCTGCCCGTTCATGCCGAACGCTAGGCCATTGCTATTACTGAAAATGACGGTACCACTGGTGGCGGTGGCTGCTCCTGCGCCGATACCACTGATACCCGTTTGTGCGCCACCTGCGTTGGCACCACTGATGGTAATCGTTGCGCCTGCGGCATTCGTCGATTGACTGACGGTAATATTATTGCCACCAGCAAACACCACGCGGTTACTCACGGTACCCGTATCACCGGCGGTGTTGCCGAGATTGGATGCGCCCGCGCTGAACGCACCACCAGCGCCGCCGCTAATCCAAATGGTATTCACACCATTGGCGGCGGTCGATTGGCTAATGGTGATATTGTTGGTGCCTGCAATGACATTCGTAGCAAACGACGTGCCGGTATTCCCAGCCGTGTTGCCGGTATTTGAGACACCGATTGGGGTTGGCGGATAGTAGATCGGCATTTACCACTCACTCAGTTGGGCAGTCCCGCCCGCAATATCCCAAATCCCGTTAATCGATCCGGTGTAGCGCATCGGGAGTTCGTAATACCCGTTCGGCGCAATCTTGACGTTATAAGTTGCTGTACCGGCCAGTGCAGGCGCAAGGCGTAGATACAGATTGCCACCAGCGCCCACGGGATCGTTAAACACGCTTGCCCCTTGCCGGGCGGTGTTTGGAGCCAACAATACGATATGGCCAACGGTGCCCGCGATGCGACTATCTGTCACCGCACTAATCGGCGGCTGGTGGAATGTACCACCCCACACGCTACCGGCAACAGAAAGCGTACCGCCAGCAAGTGCGCTTGCAATGTGGACGCTGCCCGCCAATGGCTGCATCGTGCCAAGTGCAGATACGGTGCCTGCAATGGTGCCAATATCAGCGGTGCCGGGCAAGCGTGAAGCCAGATGCACGCTGCCTGCGAGTGGTTGCGTGGTGCCAAGAATTGACACCGTGCCGCTTGCTAAATGCACCGATCCGGCTAATGGCTGAAAGGTGCCAAGCGCCTGCACTGTTCCAGCGATAGTACCAATGTCTACCGTACCCGGAAGCCGTGAAGCGAGATGTACCGATCCGGCAAGTGGCTGATATGTTCCGAGTTGCTGTCCTGTGCCATGCAACTGCACCGTGCCACTAATCGTATTCGCGAGATGGACGCTGCCCGCCAACGGCTGTACCGTACCCGCTACGGATACATCGTTATTGGCACCCAGATTCACCAGTAACCCATCGGCAAGCGTGGCCGGAAGATCAATCGCTTCCCCGTTGGCCGTGCGCACGGCAGCAGCCACCCGCTGTACCTGCTGTGCGGTGACAACCCCACCATTGAGTGTGGTTACTTCCTCAGTGCTTACCACCGTCAGATCGGGCGGGGTTGCTGGGGTGCCTGATTGGTAAATGACGTTATCGGCCATGCATCACCTATATCGGGTGTCGAAGAATAATTTGTGTCGATCCACTGGCGGGTGGTGTTGGATTAGCGCCGCCATCGGCAAACGATCCAGCGACAGTCAGATCGTAGTTGTTACTCCCACTGTCGTCGCCTGCCGTGGCGGCACTTGCAAGCCGGTAATCTGCCCATAAGTTGCTGGTACGCACCGGCGTGGTTGAGCGCCACTCCGCATCCATTTCGCTATCACTCAGGGCGACACCGCTCCAAATACGCGCATACGTAAGCTCACCATTCAAAAATTCGCTATACGCGTTATTAAATAAGGCAATTTCGCCCGACGCACCGTAGGCAGTATTGCGGTTCTTGGTTTCACTATTCGATGTTTTTGTCAGCGACCCTCCCGCCTCGGTACCGATGTACACTGATCGGCTCGTGTTTGTACGGACATACCCGACGAAATACCATGTATCTAGCGTGAGTGCGCCCAACACCACGTTGCTAGCGCTATCGGTTAATTCGAGTGTTACGCCGTCGGCTTGCGTAGAAAAGAAAACCTCACCATCTGCGTTGTTGCCGTTAAGATAAAACACGGTTGCGAAACTATTGGTATCAACCTTGATCTTGACCCACCCGCACACTGAATGCGTTGCAGCATTCGGAAGATTTGCCACCGTGCTATACGTGAGCTTATCGGCACTAGCATCACCGCGTACACTCATAGCGCTCCCCGACTGGCCGCATACACCACCGCCAACCCTAACATCACTATACATCCAGCAATCAGCAGCAGCCCAGCCACGCCGATAGCGAGCCAAAAGATATTGAGATCGGCGTGTTCGGGATGGTTCATCTATGCACTACCTCGCAGCGCTGCTACTTCACTGCGCAACCGCCGATTCTCGCGCTCACTCTCATCAAGTGCCAGTTGTAACGCGGTGCGCTTCTGATCGCTCTGTGCTCGCGCCTCATTCGATGCAGCAAGCTGCACCTTGAGTTCAGCTACTTCAACTTGCAGGCTTTGGATTTGGGATGCCTGATAGTGTTTATCTTCAATCGCGGCGCGTAGTTGTTCTTGTGTTGCACTGAGCGCCGTAGACATGTTCACAAGTTCACTATCTTGGCGAGCAGTGATACTGTTGAGCATATCGGCATAGCGCTGCACGTTGCCAAGTTGCTCACGCGCCGCGCTCAAATCAGCGCGCAGTGTTTCGATAACGCCATCCATCCGCACCAGATTGCGCTGCATCTCCGAGAGCGTCGGCTCTTTTGGCGGGGGCGGCATATCAGAGCGCGTCAGCCACGGGAACCAATCGAGGATTGAATAAACGGCGGTGTTTTGTCCTGTGGTGTAGTGTGTCATGGCTGCGTACTATCCTCGATTTCTGATTCAAATGGCTGGCGGCGGTAAATGTGTCGTTCTTGCGCTTCCTGGCGCTCATGTAGTTGATCGAGCTGACGAACTAGTCCACCAACCAGCGCCGTTAACTCAGTGACTTGGTTCTCTAGTTTATGGATACGTTCGCCAACCCGTTCGTCAATGTCCAGCACGGTTTGCTGCATCACATCGCGAACAGCAGCAGTAAGATCGGCAAGATGGTGATCGCTGGCAATCGCCCAGCTTTTCGCGATTTGTTCGAGGGTTGGCGCTTTGGTCATGACACCTTCGCTATTCTATTTGCCCATGCGGCAATCTTGTCAGCATACATCGGCCCTGGTACTGCCCATGTTCCTTCAAGTCCTTTGAGCGTCGGCGCACTGCCATGCATCGCCAGTGGCAACGGTCGCCACGTCAGCGCATAATCCACCGCCGCCTGTTGCGCGTTCGTGCGCTCCTCTGGCAGCGTGGCATAGGCGAGGAGCCGCCCCAGATGCGCGGGGATCGCGTGATGTACCCACGTTGGGAATGATACGCCAAAGCGCCAGACACCCGACGCGGCATCGGGTTGCCAGTGCGTATAGGGCAGTGGGCGCGGATCGCTCAGTGGGCGGGTATCACCATTCACGCCAATACCTGCGGGGTTGCGCCGTGGGCGCGCTGCCCAGAAACTACTCAGGCCACCGGTTTCGTGGATCATCTGGGCAATCGCCAGGATCGGATTGAGGCCGAGTGGTACGCATAGTTTGGCATACGTGGTAATGATCAGGATTTTATCTGCGAACGTGTATTCGCTAGTCGGTAAGAGGTTGACGATGTGGCGAATGTTGATAGGCACTTCACCAAGGATTGGGCTGTCTTCGGTGTACGGGCGGTTCATTGCTTGCTGGAGCCACTGCTGAATAAGTGGCTTTTGTTTATACGCTACATCGCCGGGGCATGTGCGTCTGTCACAATCGCGGTGGGCATTAATATCCGCCCCGATGCCTGCCCATTGGTGCAACGCGGCAGCGCATTCAACCAACAGCGTGAGCTGTGCGTTCTGCATTGGGCGGGTGGCGAAATCGCCAACAACCTCGATACCAAACCGCAAACCGTTACAGCTTGGCGAGTGGGTGCCAGCAATGGACGGCGGGGTCATAACAAAGATACCGTCATGGTTGGTACCGACGGCGAGATACAAGTGTGGGCCGGTTGTCCATCCAAGCCCTTCATAGGTCGTTTGCATACTGCGCATACTGGCATGGCCACGCCATTGTGATTCGTTGGGTTTGTACGTATTATGGTACGTACTCCCAATCACCGGCCACGTCGGGCGCAGCTGGGTTGCAAGCCATGCCCGAAAGGCGGCAACCGTGGGGAAGTGTAAATTGAGATTGACGAACCCCATGCAGGCACTCCATAGGTAATGCACTCAGTATAGCACAGTGCGTCAATATTTATGTACGAAGTCGCATAGCAGTATGACAATACAATAATTGTATCTATGCAATATTTATGTTACAATGGATTACGTAACGATAAGGAGCAATCATGATGAACGTAGCAGATATTGCAAAAGCACTGAACCGACCGTACATGTCAATTTGGCGGCTGCACAAAGCTGGTAAAATCGCCATCGTTGATGGTCAGCCAAAAATAAACTATGATCGGCGTGGGCGCAAAGCAAAGCGTCGCGAAACGTACGCGATCATCGCTGAGCAGATTGGTGTCAGCGAGCAAACGGCGATTAACTATGATCGCCGTGGAAAGCTGGTTGACACCGGCGATGGATGGATTGTCATATAATATACACATATTACCTATTGCATCTATGCACAATTCGTGATATACTTGCAGTAGGTTTTATTGATTAGAGGGGCACACCATGAGCGCAGCAACCGCCAAAGCCGCAGCCTATAGCACAATCCTCCACGATTACCCCGTCACACTCTCACCCCTACCAGCGGCGATCACGCTGGATGAACTGATCGCCATCAAAGGTGACCAGCGCGGTATCACCTACCGGCAGTTGGCCGCACACCAGAAGCGAGCGCTCGCGGTGGAACTGGCAATGCGACAGGGCGCAACGAGTGACGTAGCGCAGGCTTACCTGGATCGACGATTCGGAGGATCGCACTAATGGCAACACAAAGGAGAAACGACATGAACGACATTACAGTTATTGCACCAGAAAAAGCGATGCGCTTTCGCCACAACAGCCCATTCGGATTATACGGAGTCGAAGTAAAAATCATCAAGGTCACGCCCAAGCGCGTACTGTGTGAAGCCACCGAGCACGGTACCGGCCCATCGGGTCGCGAAATGAACCCCGGTGATCGGTTTTATGCACCACTGAACCGCATTGTTGATACTGATACTGCTGGCCCACGGGTGCGACCATGACGAACCCTGTACCCATCCGCATCCTGGTTGCGATGCATGACGCACAGCAACCAGGACATGAGAGCGATGAGGATCGTATTGTTCGACGGATTGTTGAGTTTTTGGAAGCAATGAAAAGCGCCGCTGAGGAATAGCGGCGCAAGGGAAAGGGAAACGACAGATGCAGTATACCACAGAGTACGCCATCGCGTACAACCATCACGATCACATGTTTGATGTGTTCTGGCAGGGGACGCGCATCGATTCGATGCTGCCATCCTATACGGACGGCGAACACAGTATCCAACTCCATCAAGCGATTGAGGCCGCACAGGAAGCATGTTGCACCGAATCGCCAATGCACCGCGCCTTTCGCTGCGTGTATGAGCGCTACCCCAGTGCCACTATCGGATCGTGGCGCGATTATATCCATAACCTCTCGCCGATTACGACTGACTATGCCATCATCGCCATTACCGGCTATGGCTATAGCGTACATGCGGTAAGCGATGGTTATTTGTCGAGTTGGATTGAAACCGTGTTTGCTCATGAACACAGCCTACCACATGAGGCCGCAGAATGAAACGACGATACGGGGACGTTAGCACTACGCTCCTTGATGCAGCGCCCGATCGTGACTGGGAAAC